CTTTTCAATTAGCTCAACAGGGTCAGCAGCTAAAATCGCTTTCATGGAGATTGGCCCAAGTCCACCATCAGCAGGGACGCCTACAGCGGTTTGCAATAGTTTAATAGAACGACCGGGGCCTGCGTTAACGCCCATATCAAACACCAAATAATCAATCCCGCTTGGTAGCTCGTCGGCGCGAACAACGTCCCAGTACTTCTTTTTGTACAACGGCTCAACGTCAGCAGCAGTCAGCTTACGCATTTGATCGTGCGTGACTTGGTGTCCAATATGGTTTTCCCAGTTGAATTGCGTAACGCCAAGCATAGTGGAGCCTTTGCGCCCATCTGGAAGCTTGTTGCCTTTATCGCGCTCATCATCAGTAAAACCGCCCTCAGAGGCAAGCATCTGTTTAAACGCTTGTTGCCAATTACTTTGCATTTTTAATCTCCGTTTCAGTAATCTTTTCTTTAGCTTTCATGTCAATAATCTTTTCTAGTGTTCGTCCGCCGAAATAGAAGGACATAATCAACATTCCCCACTGACCAAGCAGTTCGACATACGCCTTGTTTGTTTCTATGTCAAAAGCAGACATCATGGCAAACGTGAAGTAGCCAGATAGAATAGCAATCAAGGTCATTGGGCGGATGTTTTTAGACAACCAAGAGTCAGACCTCATGTCGTTTTCTTGGCGCTTGGTAAGCTCTCCCTGCTCCTGCATATCCGCTTGAATCTTGGCAAGGTCGCCATTCTGCTGAAGCTCTAACAGCTTGAGTTTGGCTTGGTCTGCCTGCGCGGGATCGGGCCAGATCTTGTCAATGATCTTGCCACCAATATTAAATATTTCCATAATCGGTATCATGTTAGAACCTCACGCCTGAAAACCGGATTTTAATTGCTGTCCACTTGGCATCACACCAAGTCTTAATTGCTTCCCATTTTGCTTTCATTTGTCCATCTCCGTAGCGGTTAAAATCATGCGGGTTTTGACAGAGTTAATATCTAATGGCTCAGACTTAAAGCCAACTGCAATGTATCCGGCAAACTTGCCAATCTCGTTCGGGATTGAGGCTCTGCACATATAGGTCACGCCTTGTGACTTTGCCCATTCGCCAACTGGTGACGATGATTGAAAGGGTTTGCAGGACACTTCGTTGTTAAGCATGGACACAATGTCTGCGTTGCGCTCTGGACTCGCAGCAAACAAAGATACAGTCACGCCCTCTAGCTTTGGGTTACGCTCGCCGTTGGCGATGGCAAGTACGGTTGTGCGACTGTTGGTGGCTAGGTTGACCTTGTTGACTACGATACCCACAGCGTTAATATCTTTAACTAACTTGGTCGCCAAAGGCAAAAGCTCGTCATGGGTCTTTAACTGTGGCATCGAGTTGTTAGACTGAATAGCTGCCAGAATGACCTGACGGCTGTCCCAAGCAAAGTATCCAGCAAACACAATAGTAGACAAGAGAATGACAGAAACAAGTTTAAACGGGTTGTCTACCCACTTGATAAGGTCAAAAATCTTGTCCGTCATGTCCTGCTTAGCGGCGGGTTTGGCTCGCTTGATTGGAAGGCTCTTAACAGGTGCGCGTTTAACCACTGCCTTTTTAGCAGCGGTCTTGGCAACTGGTTTCTTTGCTACAACCATTTACGCCTCCAGCGCTGCTAGTCGTGCTTCCATTGCGGATATGATTGCTTGTTGCTCTTGGATTGCTTTTATTGCGACAGCGAGCATAGCGTCTAAACGCAAAGATTGTATTTTTGTTTCGTCATCTTTAGCGCCTTCAACACCGCTTGGAATTACCGCTTGAACTTCGTGAGCAATAAAACCTTCTTTGATGTCTTCGTTTTGTTTAAACAATGTGCCGTAATCAGCCATCTGATAAGTGACTGGGCGCAATTGCATTACACGCTCAAGCGCAGGTATGGTTTGTGTTTGAATGTTACGTTTAATACGATAGTCAGAAAATAATGCAATATTTCCAAGATTTACCGCATCAATCCAGAGTTCTGCATCAGAACCAGTCCAATTTATATTAAAGGGATTACTAAACGCACCACTTGTACCTGCTTTACCAGTAATGCCAGTCGCCCTAATCAAACCGTTAACCTCTAGTTTGGAAGCTGGCGTACTTGTACCGATTCCCACGTTACCTGCGCCGTCTACACGCATTCCTTCTACGGCATTTGTATAAAACTCAAGTTGTCCATCAGCAGAGCTATACATACCTGAATCAGCGTCTCCCCCGTTGCCAGCAAATGCGAAACCGTTATTATTTACCCCCAGCGCCCCCGGTGCGCCACCCCTTGCGCGAATACTACCGTTTACTTGAAGTGAACATGCGGGAGCATTTGTACCAATCCCTACTTTGCCAGCGCTGTCTACGCGCACACGCTCAGCGAAATCCGTAAACGCTGTGCCTGCTACGCCGGAGTTTGGCCCCGTATATAAAGTAAACACACCACCGCTGTTTCTAATAACCCAACCACCTTGCGATGAGGTTGTGTTGAACCAGTCTGTGGAGTTGTAGTACGCGCCGCCACCGTAATAGCCACCATCAGCAACCAACGGGTTTTTACCGTTGTCAAAAGTTGTAGATGCTGTAAAAGGCGTACTTGTACCAATGCCTACGTCGCCTGCGCTAGTAATGCGCATACGTTCTACTGGGGTATTAGTTGTAGATGTTGAAAAAATCATTCTGCCGGGGACAACACCAGTGGATACCGCTCCATCTACAGCAGTTGTTATCGCAGCGGCGTTGATATAGTTAGTGCCATCAAAACCCAACCAATCATTTCTTCCCAGACCACGATTAAGTGCAACCGCTGTAGGGGCAGCTGCGGTTCCTGAAGAAACGAATTGGGCTAAGCCCGCATTTCCAGAAGCAGAAGAACGACGAATGCTTAACAGCGCCGTTGCAGCAGCTACATCAGAACTAATCATTTGCCCAGCAATCGTTGCCCCAGCGGGGAGCGTAGAATCCCCAATGGTTAGTGGCAGTGTAGCCGTAGCTGTACCAATACCCACGTTGCCAGTAAATGACGGCGAGTTAAATGGTGCAGCAAGAGAAGTGATTAAATTAGCGCCGTCTGTAATCGAGCGCCCAGTAACAACGTTAACACCATCACAGTTCACATACGACTGTGATAACGGTGCGCAATCATAAGCTGTACCTGATGGGGTCTTGATCTGAACGATGTTAGCGGTGCTGTTGATTACCGTGTAAGTCTTTTTGACGTTAGGGATCGTAAGGATCCGAGTCACGCCGGGTGTGCCAGTCACCGCAAGCACAGCGCTTCGCGCCTCATCCACTACGCCGTTTAACGATGTGAGCGTAAGGTCGCCAGCGGTGACGTTTAAAGCTGTACGCCCGGCAATAGCTTGCTCAAGCAAGTCGCCTAAGTTGTTATTGGTAGTTTGTCCCCAAACGCCAGACTGCTCACCATCACCGATGAGTTCAATTCTTAGCGAGGGCGAGAAGGTACTTGGCATGTTTTATCCTTGATAATTATTAATATCAACCCAATTCGGGTTTTGGCTGTTAACAATCTTAATCCAGCCTCGTTGAACTGGGGCGTCAACAAGCGTAATGGTGTCTGTTACTGTTGGCACATACACAGCAATAGCCGATTCCGAATCGGTCAACGTTAACGACTCCGCAATCTGCGGCGCAAAATCGAATATGGCGCTCTGAGTATCGGTAAAACTAATTGACTCAGAAATCGAGCCAAACTGAGTTCTAGTTGCGTCCTGTATGTCTGTAAGTGTAATCGTATCTGATGCATCTACTTCGTAATAGTTAACAAATATCCAGTCAAGGTTGTTACCGCTATCTGTAGATGTGTTGGCATACCAAGTCAGAGTGGGGGACGCAACGCTATCTTGTATATTTAAATAATTACAAAATATTATGATACCCGTATTTATATTCCACCCGGTGTTATTGCCGCCGTTAACAGAGTTTTCGGCGTACCAAAGACTTGTTGGTGAAGCCGCGCTATCGGTGATGCTTAGGTAACTGCGAATAAAGCTCATGGCTAAGCTCTTACAAGTGTAAATCTAGTTCCGGGAATGCTAGAGTTCAGCGTCACTAAATTACCCGCCGTACCGTTTACGTTAAAATCCAACACCGTTGTAGTTGTAGACGCTGGGAATGTAATCGTAGTGGGCTGTACGGTGTTAGTCATGTCGGCAAATGTATTAGCACCAGTAATCGAAAGCGTACCAGCACCGCCCTGATTGAGTGTGTACGGATAGACAAGACCACCGCCAGCAAAAGTCTTAGCCGTTGCCAAATCCATACTAATCGTGCCTGTGCCACTTAATGTTAAGCCTGTAGCAGTCGGAGCTGTCCAGCCACCACCGTTAATCGCAAGCGTTCCATTAGCACCTAGATTTAAGGTGCGGGTATTAGAGTTAGCGGAGCTAAATATCCCCGTAGTAAATACCTTGCCGTTGACATTAAATGTTCCATTGGTCAGCGTAAATTGACGAGTAGAACCCATCGTGAGGTTGTCTTGCAATTGGACAGTACCGCCTACTCCGCTTTGAACAATGGGAAAGTCTAAAGTTTTGCCGTTGGTAGTGACTAGTTGCGTACCTGACGTAGCTGCAAATGTAGTTACGCCTGTTCCAGCAGTTAATGTCATGCCTGTACTTAAGGTATAGTTACCAAAAACAGCTCTAGCAGTACCCGCTATTGTTCCAGCAAAACCTGTAAAGTTCACAGACCCGTAAACACAATTAGTGCTATCAATTAAGGTGTAAGTTCCAATAGTGTAATTAAAGTTTAACGCTTGCAACTCAGTCAGTAGCCCTGTATTAATGGTGGTTGAGGTAGCTGAGTTGTTGGAAATGTTTACGGTTGGTGTTCCTGTATAACTAAAGTTTATAGGCGTTGCTGTAGTCCAAGCAATTCCACTTCCAGTTGTTGTAATATTCCCAGTCCCAAAAGCGATAGCACGAGTATTAACGTTATTTGAATTAAACAGCCCAGTTGTTAGCGTGTTGTCATCAAGGTCTAGTGTTCCGTTGGTCAGCGTAAATGTGCGGGTAGAACCCATCGTTAGGTTGTCTTGTAGCTGTACAGTACCGCCAATGCCGTTTTGAGTAATCGGGAAATCTAAAACAACACCATTTGTGGTGACTAGTTGCGTTCCTGATGTGGCTGCAAATGTAGTTGTGCCTATTCCAGCAGTTAATGTCATACCACTGCTGATTACTAAATTGCCAAACAGTGAAGAACCTGTTGCCCTAGTAAACGCTCCAGTAAAGCCAGTAAAATCTAAAGTTTTAAGAAAAAATCCTGTGCCACTAGAAGCAATAGTATCAGCGCCCGCTGTAACATATACGTCAACTGCATTTGCTTCGGTAATTCCAGCTTGAGCAAAAAGTAAGGTTCTCGTTTGCCCACCTACTCCTGCGCCAGTTAGATTAAATCTAGGCGTTCCTGTATAGCTAAACCCAGTACTATTTGAACCAGCACTTAAAACCGCAGCATTTGTTCCTGTAACGTTAATTACGCCAGTGCCAAACGCAATAGCTCTTGTAAGAGTACTACTGTAAGTAAATATATTACAAGTTAAGTTAAAGTTATTTAGGCTTAATGTACCGCTGGTCAAAGTAACCGTAGCAGAGCAAGTTGTATCCTCTGCTAACTGAAGCGTTCCGGTTGCAGAATTGACAGTAATAGGTGGCACGAACGTAGCGGTGTTGGTATCTAAAATCTGCGTAATGCCTTGACCAACAAAGCTCCATACACCTGTGCCTGTCATTGTGACAGCAGAAGATAGCGTGACGTTTTTATATACTATTGGTGTTGCTGTTGAATTGCTAAACGTCATAGCATTACTGCGGGTAGAAGCATCAAATTCGCCAATCCACCACGCTACACCTAGCGTAATTGTTGCGCTAGTGTTTAGACCTGTGTTTTCAATAATTGCTTTGTCTTGTGCTAGTGGAAAGTTATTAGCATCAGGAGTTCCACCAGAAGATAATGCCCATCCTGTACCAGACCAATCACCACCAGCAACCAAATTCCAATACACATCTTTAGCTGCGTCAAATGTAATGTTGCTATTGTTTAAGCCATCACCAAGACGAGTCCCTGTCCAAGGGGTTGCTACAGTTCCAGCTGCACCAATATCTCTAAAGTCAATATCAGCTAAAGCGGCGAGCGTTCCGTTAAGCGCAATAGTGCGTCGTGTTCCAATGATGTCGGATTGAACCTGTATTCTGCGAATAGAAGTATTTGCTGCGCCTAGAGTTAGCGTTCCAGATACAGTTTGGTTTGCGCCTAAAGAAAAACCTCTTATCGAAGTAGCACTCCTGCTTGTTTGGTTTAAATCATTAAATGTATTTGCGCCAGAAATGGTTGTGTTTCCAGCACTAGCACTTGTAAACGATACATTGTAGAAAGTCTGTCCACCACCAGTAAATGTTGGTGAGGCAGTAGAGCAATTAATCTGTGAAGTACCAGCGTTAAATGTAAGACCTGCTGTTTGTGAAAAAGTAATAGAACCCGAGGCAGATAATGTTACGGTAGAAGAACCTAAGTTAATTACTTGTGTTCCAACGGCATTAACAGCAAAAACAACGCCAGTTATATTAAAATTACCGCTATTAAATGTCCCGTTAGTGACTATCAATCCTGTAGTTGAGCCAGTAAATGTTAACGCCGAACCTAAAGTCCACGCACCGCCAACACCATTAAAGGTTAAAGATGTTAAAGTTAAAGTTACTCCATTGGTGGTAATTGTTTTACCTGTAGTGGTTGCCCTAAATGTTACAAGCGCACCAGTAACACCTGTCCAAGTGCAGTTAGCGGCTGGCAACGTCATTGAGCCATAGCAATCTATTCTTGCCGTAGCAGCCAAAGAAAATGTGACAGCCCCCGTAAGCGGAGCAGCAACCGTTAAGTCCTCACAGACAGCGTTCGTGCCTACTGTGACCGTGTATAGTGTTGCATTAGACGCAGAATCAAAGATGACATTATCAGCAGACGTAGGGGCAGAAGCACCGCCAGCACCACCAGAAGTAGCCGACCAGTTTGTAGTTGTGGTTGCATCCCAAGTACCCGCACCGCCTACCCAATAGCGATCCATTTTATGCTTCTCCCTGTTCTTCAACAACTTCCGCCGGTGGGTTAACAATGTCGTACCAGACATTAAACCGATCAACCTCAATCGTGTTAATTTCTTCCGCAGAAAGAGAGTTGATGTATTCGGGTGTGCCGACAATTGCGTCTTTCAGCACATAGCCTTCATAAGACGCAACAAAATCAATCGACATTGAGCCGTTAGGGTTGGTAATTGGCGGATCGCTAACAATAACTGGAGTGACCATGACAATTCCCTGTTAACCAGCGGCGCTAAGAGTGTACGTAACGTTAATTGTATCGCCTGAAGAAACAGTCTTTGACCCGGCAGTAAAGTCACCAGCAGAGAACAAGACGCCAGTTGTGCTGTCAACCACAGCCGAGCCACCAACGTTAATAAACGCGCCGGCAACCGTTCCAGAACCAGTGATTGCAAACACTACAGCAGCGCTAGTAGCCAACACAGAAGGGTTAGCAGTAGTAGCGGAGGCAAACAACGGAGTCTTGCGTGTGCCTGAGTACGTAGGGGCATTTGCCAATCCTACTTCTAGCCATGAAGAATGACTTGCTTGCGTGTCAGCGACAACGGCTGTGCCTGTGCCTTTAAGACCCATAACGATTGCGCCAGCACCGCTGTTTGCAAAATACGAGTTAAGTAAGCTTGCTCGCCCAACGTTCGTTGTCAGGTTCTTAATGCTGTCAGACCACTTTAGATTGCCTTGTACATCGTAGCATTCTGCTGTGTAAACGCCTTCCAGCCCAATAACTTCGGTCTGTCCAGCACCACGGATAACAGTCGCATCAACTGCATCCCCAAATGTTGTTTTTTCACTGCTCATGTTATGCAATCCTTATAAGGGCATTAGTTGTGGTAGCCGCCGGGAAAATTAAGGTAAATGTATTTGCTGCTGTTTTGTCCGAACCAAAGTCCAACACACAGATAGCGCCATCACTGCCGGGCTTATAGATTAAAGCGCCACGAGCCGTAAAGGATCCCGCCCAAGATGTGTTGGCAAAGCTAATGTACGCGCCACCAGACTCAGTGTAATACACGGGGGTAATGACGTTACCACCTGCTGTGTATCCTGCGGCAACCACCTCGCCTGCTGTTGTGTAAGCAGTAGTAGTTTGGTCAAGAGCAGCAGCATTGGTGTACAACGCTATGTAGTATGTATCCGGCGTTGGAACAACAAAATCAAATCTGCCGGAAACAAGTCCGGGGTTAAAGCTATTGCAAAGGAAGTTTCCAGTAAAGCTCAAGATACGTTCCCCATAAGTCTGTTCCCTTTACGGTTGTTTTCTACGCCCGGAATCACTTGCAAATTCCACGGCACATGCAATCCAGAAACAGTTTTACCCCGCAATGGGATTATATGGTCAACATGCCACACAAACCCAAACATTTTAGTACGTAAGGCAGCTAATTCGTATGCTTGCTCAATCATCCAGTGATCGTCACCACCTAACCACGGCGGAGTGCGTTGTATTTTTGCTAAATTACGACGCATTGTTCTGGCTGCAACTTTTGATGGGTTTTGTTTTTGCCATAATAAAGCTTGATTTAGATAGTATTGTTTGTTTCCAATATAACGTACACGTAATTTTTCTTGGTTGCTTTCGGCGTGTTTATGCCACGACTGCCGTTTAAGTTCATTTGCCCTACTTCTATTTTTTTGCTTCCATGCAATTGATCTAGCATTCTCTTTATCTGCATTTTTTGCATAATAGGCTTTTGACGCCGCTTTATGTAACTCAACGTCTTTAGCAAACATTTCTGGAGAAAGCCAAACTTCTTTACAAAAACCATCTTTTTTAATTCTTGTATTTTGATAATACCCAAACACATACCCGTCCTCTCGAACGTCACCCTTTTTAAAAAGTACAGCGGTTTTAGGATTTAAGCGTTTCATCGGACGGGATACCTCACTTGCCCGCTTCTGTACGCATCCTGTCTTTCTTTTCCATCACCCAACTGCTTGAGTAACGCCATACCTTCCATGTACTTCTGCTCATACATTGCGACCACGTCTGCCTCGCCTTTCTGGAAGATCACAGCTTCACGCAGCGCACCATAAAGCAAAACAGTGTCAAAGTTATCACCAAGCCACGTCGTACCAGCAGTCACAATTGATTCAGGGTAGAAGAAGTAATGCAGCTCAACGTTGTAACTAATGTCTGGCGTCGGGCCAAGCAAGAAAGACAGTTCGTTGGTTATCGCTGGTATGGAAGTGGCAGTTGTTGTAGGGCCAAAAATAGCGTAGTACTTTGGCACACCTATGTCTGTAGGAGCAGGATAAGCTTGCCGAATAAAGTTAACGTCTTTATTTAACAGGTACTCATACTCACCGTTCGGTTTAATAACGGCAAATGAATACACCGACAAAAAGTCGTCTGGCGCAGAAAGATACTTATTACTAAGACTTACGGTTCCCGTAACGTTCTTGCGCAGGTAGGACAGTTGAACAGAGTTGTATATACGTTGCTCAGCAATTTGCACGAACACAGGAATATTAGCAACGAACTCTGGTTCACTGCTTTCTGCGTACGAGATAATCGCTTGGGTGAGCTGGGTATAGTTCATGTTTAACCCATTGGCCCACGAGCCATTGTGCCTTTCGTCGCGCAGCCGGTACCACGAATCTTAATGCCGGTAGTTTTGACATCTTCACGGGCTGGATCTCCAGTGCTAACACGCATAGCAGGGGTGCAACAATTTACATCCGTTGCCTTTAAGGTGTTCGGGTCGGGCTTACGGCTAATAGATTCTTTTACGTTCACAGGGCCACCTTTCATTGTGTGGGGTTCAGCATAAACCGCTGCCGAGCCAACTTCTTTACCCATTAGTTTTTGACTAAATTTAGCCATATCAACCACCTTTTTGGTTCTTGACCTTCGCCAAGCCACGACCCATCGTTTTTAAGTCGATGTTTTTGACACCAGCGGTCTTTTTTCCACCATGCATCATGCCGACCTTTGGGCCATCATTACCGAGATTCTTACCCTCAGTTTTACCTTTCTTTGCTACGCCATCTGCGCCACGTTTATACATTGCTATCCCCTAGGATGTAAGTACTGTAACTGTACCAAGCTGGGCTTGGATAATCAAGTCATTAGGCGTAAGACCACCATCTCTTGCACCGCCGACTGGGTTAAAGCCCCACTGAAATATTCTGCTGCCACCAGACGGATCACCGTCAACATCTAAACCTGAAACAACATAACTGGTATCCGGCCTTGGTTCACGTACAGCCTGCGGATCGTTCACAGGATACATACCTAACTGCAACTGAGGCTGATCCGGGTTCCAACACGCGTTACATACTTTGACCTGATACAGTTTAGTCTTAACAACCTCTTTCTTTAGTTGTTTTAACTTAAACCTAAACCCACACCGATCACATTCTGCAATCGCATATTTACCAGAAGCAAATTTAGAGGGCATGACTCACCTCAATAATTCAACAGTCTTGGCACCAAACGAATCGGTGCTTTTTCTCGATCCTCGTCGGCAGCAAGTTGAAATTGTTGTTCGTACTCAGACTTTAAAAACAAAATACGGTCTGGCGTTACATCGGGAAGCTTAGACGCCAAGTAAAATGCCAAGCCTGCAACCATGCAGGTAAGAAAGCGGAAAGGAATATCTTGAGTAGAAACACCACTACCAGCGTCCTGAATACGTCTTAGGCGAAAATACACGAAAGTATACTGATTGCCCGGTGCGTTTGGCGTAGGCCACACCACAATCTTTGGAGCGTTCGTGCCAGTAGTTGGATAGTCTGCACCGGACTGGCGGTTAATCCACACCTGAATTGGGCGACCCTGTGCGTTCTTTGTTGGGATAGTGGAGTACGTAGACTCTGAAATGCGCGAGATGTTGATGTCAATCTGACCCTGACCTGTACCCGTACGAATAACGGTATCAAGTAAATCAATCGTATCTACTGGTAGGTTGTATGTAGACTGCCCTGTCACCATCGGGATCGAGCCTTGCTCAATCGTCCAGAGGTTAATTCCACGATTTGCCCACTCAATCGTCAGCAAGTTTAAACTGCGACGTGCTGTACGTAGGTCGTATCCAGTACGCAGTTCTTTTCCGCAACGCTCAAACGCCTCTTCCACCAACTCGGAGAGGTCAAGATTAAAGCCTGCGGTGCCTGAAGTAGTCATCTAAATCCTGCCGTTTTCTTTGCAATACGTTTTGGCTGGGCTACAAACTGCTTACCTGCCGCTTTACCTGCTCGTTTAGCCTTGGTTGTGGCTGCATACTCCGCAGGGCTTAATGCTTTAATCGCCTTCTCTGGCAGATACCGCTCACCCGTTTCCGAGGACTTCTTGCCGGACTTGGTTTGCCATTTCTGATCTCCCCAAGCTTTTAAGGATTGCTGCGGCTTTTTAATCACGATACCCGCCGCCTGCTGCTTTATATTTCTTAGCCACTAGCTGTGCCTTTCTACCGCTCCATTGACCAGCGCCTGTGCCGTGCGTAGCTGCGGCTTTAACTTGAGACACAATCTTCTTGCGCAAGCTAGGCTTGGTGTAGTTGCCAGCGGCATTTACTTTGCCGCCCTCGGCGTACATGGCAAACTCATCGCCGTCTTTGCGCTTAGCTTTCTTAGCTCCGGGCATTTTAGACGGGTTAATATCGCCCATTCCGCGAGAGGCTCTCATCTCAACACATCCCACCGGACTTCATCTTGACCATCATGCCTTTGGTCTTGCCTTTCATAGCGCAGCCATCAGCACGGCTTGAGGCTGAACCGCCTTTTGCCATTTTAACCGCTCCGCCCTTGCGCGCACCAATAGGCTCAGCAACAGAAAAAGCTTTAGCTGGGGGGTTCTTTTTAAGATCACGGTACTGGTCAACGATGCTCGGGCTATCGTACTTTTCCGAAGCCATACGCGACTTCATAGCTGCGTCGCTACCGCCCTTAATCACTTTCCCACGCAACCCAAGATTAACATCTTCTTGTGTTAGCCCGGCGTCAATATCATCTTGGGTCATCTTTTTCATACGTCACCTTAGCAAGTTTTGCCGCCAGACTTCATCTTAATCATTGTGCCTTTGGTCTTACCCTTGGACTCAATGCCACCGCCGCGAGCCATCTTAGTCATGCCACCGCTCTTAGCTGCGAATGCTGGGACTTTTTTACCGTCTTTCATAGCCATAGGCATGCCGCCCTTCTTGAGCTTGGACATATCTGACTTCTTGCCACCGTGCAACTGTGACTCGTGCATGCCAACAGCTTTCTTAGCCATTGATTTGTCTTGTTTCATATCGTTTTTCATAACGCCACCTTCCTTAAAAGATTGGCCTTTACTGGCCTGTGAATATTCTTTTGCTACTTTAACCGGTACACCGACCTTCTTAGCGAACGCAGGGTTGTTTGCTGCCGCATCCATGAACTTCTTTTGTTTTGCAGAGGTGGCTGGCATATTAACCTCGAACTTGTCCAATAATATAACCAATAATACCGGTGACGCTTGTGGCAAGCCCGCCAATCCAGATTAAGGTTTTCCATCCGCCTTCAGCTCGGTCAAGCTTTTGGTTAATAGAGTCAATCGTTGTTTTCATGGCATCAAGTTCTTCTAAAACCCTATCCATGTCAAACTGGATATGTTTTATTTCATTAGCATGCGTAGCTAGTTCGCGAGCTGTTTGCACTGTATCTTCCATTTCAACATTTCCATCGTTTGAGACTTGCGGCTTTGCGTGTTGGTCTGCCTTTCTCGTCTTTCATAGGGCCGGGCATACCACTCATTCTGGCACAAAATGACTTCTTACGCGGGCCACCCTCGGGCTGTGGAGCCTTTAGGTTTGACCCAGTTGCTGCATTATATTTAGCACGGCCTTTGGCAGTTAACCCAGCCCCTTGCTTGACTGGCAGTTTTTCGCCACGACCGACAGCAAGGGATGGGGTCTTCTTAGCCATAAATAACCGTAACGCCAAGAGGAGCAACGGATACCGAGGTATACCAAACGCCGTTAGGGAACAAAATTCCTTCCCCCGGCAAAATGACATTAGTCATGTTTGAGTTTGACCCTGTATCTAGCTCTAAAAGAATGTTTCCGCCAGAAGCGTCTAAAAATCTAGCCTTGCCAGCGCCAACGCCACCAGTAATAACCACAGCCTTAACCCGAACACGACCGGTAATAAGGGCTTGATTGGTTTGTGTGCCGTTGGTATGTTCGCTTTTAACGTCAGTTTGCATTGCCATAATTAGCTCCTAAGAAGTAGAAAAACCCACCGAAGTGGGTAGCTAATTAAGCTGTACGTGTAAAGACGTAAGCAGTTGCGCTTGCAAACATCAGCGTAAACCGAGCAATGCCTGTTGCGCCAGCAGCAATAGTCAAGTCGCCAAAGCTTCCGGGGGTATCAGCTGCACCAGAGGACAAGATGCCATTCACTGCAACAGCAACGGTTACGATGTTAGCGCCGCCAGTATTGTCAATGTACAGATCAAACACAGTACCTTGAGTAGCGCCAAGAGCAGCGCCAAGCAATGTGCCTGTAGGAAGCGTGATTATCGTTGCAGCGGCGGATGTGGAAGTGATATAGCCGGTTGCGACTTGAGCGGCTGTGGCTGTAGCTGTGGCGTTAATTGCAGCAGTTGTCTCATGTGTGACAGCGCTGGTACCTACAATGTTGCCAGTAAGTGTGCCAATAAAACCATTTGTCGATGTGACTGGACCAGAAAAAGTAGTCGAGGCCATAATAATTCCTTGTATATGCAGTACTACGCTCTACTGTCTCTGCATCGTCCGCTGGGGCGGTCAGTAAAGCTGGAGGTTCCCAGATTTCTTTAATAATAACCTATACAACAATAAATGCAAGCAATAAAAAACCCCACCTTTTGAGTGGGGTCTAAATCAAGGGCGATTCTTAGGGTACTCTTTTAAGCGCGACGACCTTCAGCTGTGCGCCCCTTAATTTACTTATGCACCCTGCGACCCGAACATCGAGAGTGGGTCAGACCAGCCGAACGAATAACGCTCGCGAGACTTGTAACGTACGTTACCTGTATCGAAGTCGCCGTCCATAGAGTTGCTCAAAGGCATACGAACGAAGTGCTTCATGCCGTTAGGCACATCGGTTGTCAAGAACCAAGCGTTTGTGTCTGTCAACCAGTTGTTAACAGTGTAACCATCTGGAATCGAACCGTTGTTCTTGATAGCGTTGATCGTGTTGTCTGCCGAACCAACCTGAAGCTCAGTTTCTAACAGCTTTGTTGCAACGAATTGCAGTGCTGATGGGATAATGAGTTTCTTAGGCTTAGCAGCGATCAAGAGACCACGTTCGTCAGTCCACGCAGCGATCTGAATCACAGCGTTTTCCAATGATGTTTCGTTCAAGTCAGCAGGGACTGAAGGGATGTTACTGTTAGAACCACCACCAACCAAGGGATGTGAAGCGCTGAATAGAGCAACGCCGTCACCACCAACATAGCTGGAGCTAAAACCGTTGTTCAAGACAGAAGCACCTTTAACCTGCTTGGTGTAAGCCATTGCGCGGGCGAGAGCCTTTGTATAACGAGCAGACAAAGAGTCGTACAGGTTATCTTCAATTGCCTCTTCCGTGAGCGAAAAGCCCAAAGCGATGGTTTCGTGGTTATAGCGAGCAGTCCAAGCTTCTTGAGCGTTGTCGTATGCAATTGCAGAACCTTCGTTCTTAACAGGTGCAGCCGAGAAGCCAGAAAGTTTGGTCTCTTCTTCAAACGAACGCTCGGAGGTCTCTGTTTCGTAGATCTCTTTGTGCTGTTCACCATAACGGGCGTACTCCAAACCGAACAAAGCGTTCAGGCCGGGGAGCAGCTCTTTCAATAGTTGTGCGCGTGAAATAGCCATGATTTAGCTCCTTATACGCCGACGGCGGTTTCGTAAGCATGCATACCGAAGTTGAACTTTACGATCACTTCAGGAAACAGCGTGTTGCCGCCAGAAATATAGGCGGTATCAGGTACAACGTCAACAATGCGAATTGTCAATGTATCAGTTGTAGCGGTTGTGGCGTTCAAAGCAACTTGTGAGTTACCAGCGTTAGTGATTGTGGTGTTGTTTACGATTGTGGCGTTATTGCCGACAGAAGTATATTGAACGCCAGTCACAACTGTTGTGCCAGAAACGACAGCAACTTGGAACAATGCATCTGGATCATCACAAACATAAGCTGTAATGAAGCCGGTTGTCACTGTTGTTCCGCCAACAAAGTTCTGTTGGAATTGCAGTTGACCTGTGCTTGAGTTGATAAATTCACAACCAAGAAACACACCAGCGAAGCCGCCAGTAGGTTTAGCAGCGGTTGCAGCAGAGCGCTCGACAGTACCGTCGGATGCGCGAACTAGCAGATCACCGAAACCAATCGAAGTTGCATATGCACTAGCAATACGCATTTTACGAGTGGAACCGGCGAATACCTGACCACCAATCAGATTGATTGGCTTAAAGCCATAAGGCTTGTCAATAGTGGGGTAAGCCATGTTTAACTCCAAAAATTAAATTTAAGATCCTTTACCAAAACTAGTCGTAGACTTACCTTCTTTAAAAAGAGGCATACGAGCGTCGCTCTGGCGCATTAAATTACTGTCTACAGCTTCCGTTTGGGCTTGTGTTTGGCGGGCAAAGTGTGCCGTACGCTGTTCCACGAACTCAACTGGAGTCTTACAAAGCAGTAATCCACCGATCTCAATGTTGTCTTTAAAACGACTATTGGGATCGATTAGCAGTTGAAATTTAGGTTGCTCTTCAATTTTTACTGGCTCCCATCCCTCTCGAATTTTAGCCGAAAGATTACGGGGGTCAGCCTTGTCGAGCATGGAGACACGGATCCAACGGTATTTAAACCCAGCCTGTTGATCTGGCTCAGGCAACAACTCCGCGGGTGCCCACTGCTTGGGACGCTGTTGAGTTGTTCGGGTCTCTAAATCACGAGTAATACGGTTTTCAGCCATTTGAATTCTCCAATTCTGCTAACTTCTTAGCGTAAAGCTCAAGTGGGATACCTAACCGCTTGGCTACGTTTTGTTGGGTAAGCGACAACCGAATTTTTTTCGGTGCCGTTGAGCGTTGCGCCGGAGCAACAACGTTGTTTGGGCGGCTCTGCTTTTTACGTTGGGTACCCGCAGTATCTTCGAGGTCATCAAAGCGTTCGGGGAATGCCCGCCTTACAGCAGAGTCGATTTTAGTAAAATACTCATCGGTACGTGTGTACTCAGGCCCATACTCTCGTACTAGCTTGTTATGCACACCGTACGCATAACCTGTCATATCCTCATCACCGCGTCGCTCAAACCATGGATTCTTGCTTGCCCAATCGACACTGCGATCATCTACTGCGTTTTGTGCTGACTGTGTAGGACGTGATGCCTGAGTATACGCAGATTGTTCTGGTTCGCGCAAGGGGGTAGGCTTAAAATTATTTACCTGCTCCATTTCCATCTGCGCTGCCATCATCTCCTGCTGGGCGGATGTTGCGGCGTCGGTGTCACCAATATCTAGCGCGGACTTGAACTTAGCCTTGGCGTTGTCCATAGCGATCTGGGCTAAAGACTTAGATTTGTCGATATACGCGTTCTGACCTACGTGCACATACTCTTGCAGGCGTCGATTTTCCTCCGCTAGTACCTTTGCAGCACGTTCAAGCTCGACCTTTTCACGCGCAAGGGACTCAGCTTTACGCCGCTCGTCGTGGCTTTTGTGGGTCAGTTCCTTCATCCGTTTCTGGACTTTGGCACTGTACTCATTAAGCTCATCGTCAGTCGGATCCGCTACTTCCCGGTCAAGGGGTTTCCGGTTGCGGTCTTGTACAGGCGTGTCGTCAACAATCTCAATCTCGACATTTGTGCCGTCGGTCTCAAGATCAAGTTCAATTTGGTCTTTCTGGTCATCCCCGTCTTGCTCGTCGGGGAACTTAAATTCGTCGTATGTAGGCATTATTTACTCCTATTTGCGTCTGATACCGCGGGGGTCTTGAACAGTACCCTCAACAGTGTCATCGTTAATGAGTCGGAACTCGCGCCCATGAATAATCAACCTTGATCCTGAGTTTGGACGAACCAAGATGAAATCTCCCTGCTGACACCAAGGGCCAGATGGAAACTTATTCACGTCTTTATAGCAGTCAGGGCCCATGTCAACTACGAACAGAACCGTTGTAAGGATCTCTTCATTGCGAATGGTCTCGTCAGCTTTTAACAACCCACTTTCATATTCAGCTTCCTTTTCAGGGATAGCACACAGGATGTGGTAGCCAGAAGGTTTTGGGAGCTGTCTAGCCTTTTCCTCAGCCGTAGCCTCGGGTTGGTACATACCAACAACTTGTGGGTTGTCGGGGTTAGCGCCAATTAGTATTTCACTCATTGTCGTGGTCTTCCATTGTTTGCTTGAGGTCAAGCAAGTCTCGCTCTGCGTAGGCCAATCCCTCTATTACCCCGCAAAGTTTTTGGTACATACCAAAATCAGTACAGCGCCCTGTCGCAACATCGTCGGCTAGGGCGTTCATGCGTTCACGAATTTTTTTACGTAAAACGTCAAATGCATCCATTATCTAGAATCTCCTTTCATAGCGTCTCGCGCCATTTGCGCTTTAGTTTTTGCAACGTCCACACCGATGCGTAGACCTTCACGTTCTTGGTCAGCTTCCATCTTGCGTTGGTCGTTTTGAGCCTTAAGGCCAAGCTTTAATCCTTCACGTTCTTGGTCAGCTTTAAGCTTCTCACGGTCAAGTGCCAACCTGTCAGCTTGAGCTGCCGCGTCAATCATCATCTGCTTCTCTTTGATCTCGACTTCCTTGCTCTTGATCTGGAGTTCAGCTTGCTGCATCTGCACAATCGGATCTTGCTGCGTCTGTGCGTTCTGCTGAGCTTGCGCCTCGGCTTGGTTCTTACCTAAGAGCTGGCTTGCAGCTTGAGCGATGAGTCCAGACATCTGATACTCGATCTGACGTGGGAGTTCTGCATCGGGTTCTGGCAACGACACACCCAACTGCTGCTCGATCTTCTGGCGGTAAGCCATGGCAACGTGCTCGGTAATGTGAGCGCTTGCTGCTTGCATGAGCACCTGAGCTTGTGGGTTCTGCCCCATGACTTGTGCAATCTGCGGATCCTGCATAGCCGCCATGTGAGTGCGGATGTGCGCCTCGTGATCTTGGTACTGGAACGCCTTGACCGGCTTACCCATAAGAATGTTCATATTCTCAGATACTGGGTCGGTGGGCTTCTGGTCATCCTCTAGTGGCACAAGCTGATCTGCTTGCTTGATGTTTAACACTTCCAACATCTGGCGATGCAACTTAGGCAAGTTGTAAATCTGAGGTGCCATCTGTGCAAGCTGCATCACAGCCTGATACTGCACCACACGTTGTGCAAGGGTAGACGCGTTAGGGTCACTAACAGGAATAACTTCCACTAGGGCGTAATCGGCATTGCGGTCACGAGGTGAACCCTCAATCGGCTGGTAGCCGTATTCACGTCTAGCGTAGTCGCGAATGAGACGCGCAAGTAAGCGAAGCTCTTGCTTCATACTGAAGTGCATACGCGCCTGCACTGCCGACATCACTTTCAAATTACGTTCAATTAGCGCAAGCGTTGTGCCCACTGGGGCGTTTGCCGACATGTCACTAATCTTCATGTCAGGTGCTGCAGAAAACTTCTGTGCCTCGTCAGAGATAATCCCGCGCAGTGCAAGTAGCACTTGGCTTGGCTCTTTATATGGCAGTGGCATGATGTTATCGCGCAGTGTGCCTGAGCTCACATCAACATCTCTAAACTCTCCGGGAGAAATCGGTGTGTCGTCGCCCTTGATGCGCAAGCCGCGAGTCTTCATACCACCGGGCAAGTTAGCCAGCGTACCAGCGTCTACCAACTGGCGTGTTATGGATGTCGCGCTCTTGGCGCTGTTACCAATCAGGTGGATGAGGCCATAGCCGTATGAACCAAAGCCCGGCACATACTGGTAATGCACGAAGTACTGGCGCGGCATCTTAGGATCAAAGTCCTCGTCATCATCTTCCTCATGCAGAACTTTCGCGGGGAACGAGTCCTCACCATCTGGCTCCCAGTTACGGCGAACAGCCAGCACATCTCCCGTATCTTTAAGGATTGTCACGACATACGGCAGGGCGATTTCGGTCTTCTCACCCTTAGCATTCTTGATTCTAAACTGGGTAATATCAATCTCTACTTGCATCTCAAGTAAGAGCGGGCGGTCATCGTATGTGGCGCTAAACCCAGTCTCTTCGTCCTTAGCTTTCTGAATAGAATCAGGCTGCATAACCGGGCCATCTACGATGTCGATGTCTTCACGGTAGAACCCACTTTCTTGCAGCTTCAACAACTGATTGCGGGTCTTACGCATACGATGAGTAATACGCTCACACATACTAACTTCGCTTGTACCGTATGGCAAAATGACATCCTCTGCGGGCACAAACATAGACACCTGACGCCCAATGCTTGGGTCAAAATACACTTTCTTAAACGCAGATCCTGCAATTGGCAGGTTCCATAACATCTTCTCATGCTCTGAGCGGTACTCTTTCATCACCATCGTGAGCTCATAGTTCATGTCGTCCTGTACACGTTGTGCAGCATCCGTGTTCTCAGGAGTAATCTTACCGATGATCTGCGTCTTGACTGGGCCTGCGGCTGGAAATGTTTCCATAATCGCTTCGGCTTGGAAGCGCACTGCAGCTTCTGCAATCAGTGGTGAGTGCACACCACATGCTCCGGGCCAAGGCTCTGTGCGCTCCTCGTACTTTAGACCTAGTAACTTAATACCGTCTGTGTACGTCTGCTCCCAGTCTTTGCGTGAACCCACATCATTCTCGTAGTCCGCAAGTAAGTCAGAGGCCAGTTTAGAGAGATCCCCATCAGACATTAGCTCGGCTAAGTTTGCATCAAACGCAATGTCGCCTTCTTCCTCGTCATCAAGCTCGCCGGGAATAATTGTGATCTCAACACTGCCATCATCTAGCGTCACCATGTCGGGATTAACAATCTCTATCTCCAACTCTGGAGCCTCACCTTCCTCGATACCCAAGGGCGCTTGGTACAAACTTTTCTCGATTGCCATAATTTAACCTTTAATAGTAAGCCGCTACCCGTGGGCGCATGATTTCGTCTTGTGCATCTGTATCTAGTCGTATGAACCCACCACTGCGAAATCTCGCAAGTGCCATGGACACGCAGTCAACCATGTCGTCGTGATCTGACGCTGGAAAAGCAGCTACCTGCTCCACAACCTCTTCTGCCCACTTGCGCCCTGCTGGGTACCACACCATACCGGATCTAAATATATCTGATATTGCGTTAATACGTGCAATTTTATCGCCTGTACCCCTATGTGGAGTGAATTCGGAGACGGGGATACCCATTCTGCGCAGTTCTTGAAAGAGCGGTGTGCCACTAGACTTCTTTTCCACGATAAACGAGTCGGGTTGCCACTCTTTATACTCTCTAAGCGCAAGCTCCTTGAGCTCATGGAACTCTACCCTGACATTTATCGAATTAAGCAAGATTATATGGCTTGAGCCATCGGTATATCGCTCGTCATTAAAGACCCCCCACGTCAAAAGTGCAGTGAAGTCAGCTCTGGTGTTCTTTTCAGCAGCGGCATCGAGCGTCATAATGACATACTCACAGCTCGGTGGGTCATCCGCGTCCCAACGCTTCCACCATTCCCGCTTAACAAGTGCACCTTCTTCTGCAGTAGGGGATTGTTGGAACTGCGCGTTCCATTGGAACAACGGCATAGACGCTTTTGTGCGGTGCAGTGCCTCTAAATCGTAGAAGTCAGGCCATAAAGCCTTCTCATTGTCGGTATTTTCATTAAATATGGCTGGAAACTCGAACATTTCGTACTGATCTGAGTTCGTAATGCGCCCCATGTCCTTACCTAAGCGCCCGATCAAGTCATTTGGGTGCCAGCGGGTGTGCACAATAGCAACTTTACCTTGTGGCATCAGACGCGTACGCGCACCGTACGTAAACCACTCGTACACTCGGTCAAAAACCTCGTAGTTACCATTTAGCACGTCCTGTTCTGAGAACGGATCGTCAACAATTAGGAAGTGTGCACCACGACCCGCCAAGGCAGCGCCCACACCACAGGCAAAATACTCACCACCCATGTTGGTGTTCCAGCGTCCCGCTGATTTAGAGTCTGCCGCAAGTGTGACTGTTGGGAAAATTGCCTTATACGCAGGGCTATCGACGATGTTACGCACCTTGCGACCGAAATCCACAGCCAAATCAGCCGTGTGCGAGACCATCAGCACCTTCTTATCGGGGTTACGCCCTAGGTACCATGCAGGAAAATAGATGGAAACCATCTGAGACTTACCATGACGAGGTGGTACTGATACCCCGATGCGGTCTTCTTCGCCGCGTTCCATCTTCATTAGCAGATCCGCAAGCCTGCGGTGGTGTCGTCCAACTTTATAGTTGGGATCCATGTGCTTACAGAACTCAATTAAGTCATTTCGGCAGGTCTGTGCAAGTTTGCGTTGTTCCAGCACATCGGCAAGTTGTTCTATTTCGAGTTGTTCTTCGAGGGAAAACTCATCCAGTCGCTGTAGCATCAGCTCAATTTCAGCAAGACTAAAATCTATTGCTTCACTCATTTGGCACAATACCTAGTTCTTTGTCTAGGTCGATCACATCGCCACCCACCATGACGGCATCAACCACATCTGGCCTGTCATTATCTAGTATGCGGTTAAATTTTTCGCGTAGCTTCTTACGCAAGTCATCTGTAGACTGGTGTGTAATCAGCACCTCACTGCGTTCTGTGAAGAGCCCCACATCGCTAATCTTGCCCAGCAGCTCCAACGCACGAATGCGCACACGGGGGTCTGGGTTCTCCGACTCTATTAGTAACTTATTTGTTACCAGATGGCGGATCTCAACACTATGGCGCACAACAGCCGTACCGAACTCATCGAGAATACTGCGCGTCTGGATAAGTGAAGCAGGAGTCATAGTCGCCGCACGGGTGTTGGATACCGCACGGGAAGTCTTTTCAGGGTCAGCAGCGTACGCCGCAGCTAGTGTTGCAGCCGTATCATTATCTGAATTGCTAGGTGGGTCGATCTGCATTCCGAGGCCAGCAAGAATATCTGCGGTGTGCGCAGTGGCCTTGACTCGTTCGTACAAGTCAGTAATCGGTTGTTGCGGTAGTAGAGGCACCCCAATGTCGGGCGTAAGCAACATCGCCATAAGATCCTTCTGCGCACCGTGAGGTCGTTGCACGGAGTGTAACTTCTTAGTGTTTAGAACGCAATATTTTTTTATATAAAATTTTTTAGTATGGGCGTTTGTTTTGCACCGGGGGGTGTTCTGTGTGGGCTAAGGAGGTGGGGTTAAGCTATGCTTAGTTACTGGGTAAGGAACGCTTAGGAAAGGTAATTGTTTGAGCGTAATAGTAATACTAGACGATACACGATAACAACAATGCTAAAGGGGGGTCGGGGTACGGTGGGCTCGGCATAACTCGGTTTACCAGAATACAAATCCTTACACTGTAAGGTATTCCATCACACTACTTGACACAATATGACATTTGATCTATAATATCTTTACTGACAAATTAGTCAGTAACTCTAACTCTTATAAGGATGTACAGTTATGAAAAAGCAAGCCTCTTCCCTGGTATCGGCTCTTACTTCAGTAACGCTCTTACCCGCCGATGTAATTATGTCCAGTACTACCCGTTCCGCCATCATGTCCTACGTTAGTACTGATATGACTGTCGAGGCCAAACAGGCCAAAAACCTTCGCACGATTTCCGAGGGTTTGCACGCCGATGGTTTTACCGGTCATATGCTTATGACTATTACCAATGGTGGATCCGAATCGGCGCGTACCCAAACGATTGACGCTATTATCGCGGGTTTCTCCAAGTCAGATTATGCCCTGTATCATAAGGATGCAAAAACCCTTGACCTTGCAACAAAAGCGGAACGCACTAATTTACTTACCAAAAAGGATACGTACTTAAATCGCATTCGGACTCACTTGTTTGCCATTGACGGACTGGACAAGAGCGGCGAGGCTATCAGTACTGAAACGGAAACCGAGGGATCCGAATCGGTCAAAACTGAAAACCAAAAGATTCACGCCGCACTTGCTGCCGTCATTGTCAAACTGCAAAAGATGGAAGGTGCTAATTTTGATGTAGCGGACTGCGTGAAACGTATTATGTCCGCGCAAGGTATGATCCCTCTCAACTAAAACAGGACGGACGGGGAAACCCGTCCGCTAAATGATGCTTAAAAAATTCTTAGATGTTTTTTGTTTTGTTTGGATTGCTGGAATGATCTTGTTTTTTATGGACTGGATTGTCGATATTTTGGCACAATAACTTAGGGGTTTACCATGCAAGAAATTAAATTCTCTGACGCGCACTTATCTAATCTGCTATTGTGGCAAACCAAAGGCGATATTTCTGGTAGAAAAAGACAGGACGTTTTTTGGATTAAACCCTTAGAATCCGGTTCACGTGTTTACTGTTATGAGGGTATAAATAACGTTAACGCTAAAAGGTTTGAATGCTTTAGTTAACCCACACTACATTTAACTTAGCCCGCTTGGTGCAAACCTTGCGGGTTTTTTTGCGTCCGTACGATCCAGACAAACCTTACACTTGTAAGGATCCGGCACAATAAAAACCTTCCCGTTGCCAAACCGATGGGCGCAGCCCATGCCAAACCGAACAACCTACGCCATGCACAATGCCGCTTAAATTCTCCGTCAGTTTTTTCTTGGCGGTTTATGATAGTTCTTCGAGTCGCGATGAGCGCAGTTTTTGAGCAGGCTGGAGAGCTAGACGCCTCTAAGGCTAGCGGGTAGCACCTCGGAGAGCTAGACGCCTCTAAGGCTAGCGGGGCGATGATAGTTGTACGAGTCGCGACGAGCGTGGTTTTTTTGAGGGTCGTGTTTTTTAGCACCGCGGAGAGCCACACGCCTCTAAGGCTGCAAGACAGCACCGCGGAGAGCCACACGCCTCTAAGGCTGCGGGGTAGGTAAATGATAGTTTTACGAGTCGCGACGAGCGCAGGCTAAATTTAAACTATGCAGAGTTATGGTGTGTTGGAAAAGTGAATGTTCCACTTCAAATGTTCTAAAGTTCTTCGAATGTTCCATTTGTTAGGAACATTAGTTTTACGCCACTTTACGTAGTTTTACGTACATTCTTGACACAATTTAGTAAACCATAGTTTGTGTTTTAGTAAGTTATATTAATATATTATGAATGTTCTAATGTTCTATTTGAGATTGCCTTTTAACCTAGGAATTTTTTTTGCCCCTTTTTGAAGTCCTGCGAAAGTTCTAATTTTGCCTCAAAAACGTGGACACCACTTTCCGGCAGGTATTACCTGAGAACATTGTTACTTTCGAACATTCGTTCCATATCAATGACTTGCACACACCCCATACAGAACTTTACAAGAACTTTCACTCTGTGAACCCCGTCATCTTCGGAAAGCACATCTACGACACTCCATTACACATTGTGAACCCCGTCATCTTCGGAAAGCACATCCTTGACACTATTTGTCAAAACTTGACATAGTATGCCACTTGGGGTATAATAGAGGTATGGTGAATGAAGAAACACCATGACCGACACCTAACAATAAACCTTACAGTGTAAGGAAAGGAAATACGATGAGTACAGAAACAGAGTTGATTCACGCAAGGCATGACTTGCACTTGCTCAGGGCACGGACGCTCAGATGTTTGCTAGACAACTTCGCAAACCTAAACATCGGGCTAAGCGCAGTACAAGGTGACTACCCCAAACCCCACGTGTTGCAAGACAGGGTAGAGCGCGTGCTTACTTCGATGTTGCAAGAAATAGAAACCATACGTAACGACAACCAAACCTAAAGGAAAACGAGATGAAGGTTGTTTATGAGTTTTGCCAATCGGCTAAAGATCAGGAGGTGCTTCAAGTTGCAGAAGCTAAGTTCTTTACCAAGATCAAAGACGATGCACGTATCGAATTGCTGACCTACTTTCCCAAGCAACATCGGTTCGTGACTTACCACGAGGGCATCCCAAGCACACGTTACTGGGACGCTAAAGAGTTTACTTTCCTAAATTGAAACTAAGGACATACCATGACAGCCACTACTACCCAACAACGCGCAATGCACGACGAGATTCACATGGTGCTGCGTGACTACCACTCAGGGCTTTTTCGTGATGCGGACTTACTGCGTGCCATGGCGTACATCGCCAACAAGCACAAGGACATCGACCTTGGTAACTGCATCGACATCAACACTGGTGAGCGTTACCCTGCGGTCGCAGGGATTGGAAAGTTCGATGAGTGAGGACACCAGATATTTATGCACCACTTGTTTTGGTGGTTACGTGCCACACAAGCGGTTCAAGTTGGGATACAGCACGTGCCTACCATGCGGTGAACAACAAGCGCAACAACGCAAGCACACAGTAGTTAACCTGCACAAGTCCAACGCAGTACTTATTACCGATATGAATGACTTAAAAGATCTTAACCCGAAGTACATAAGGAGTGCGAAATGACTAACTACAAAAACCCTACCCCTGCTAACTACACCATGGGTTATCAGGACGCAGTGAACAACACCATCAACATCCACGCATACGACACGTGCAAGCAGTACCAGAAAGGTTTTGATGCAGGATGCATGGACGTGCGGGAAGCAGAGCAAGGCGAAGTTGAACCCTTTTAAGGAGAACGTAATGGAATACACAGTGGTGAGGCTAAGAAACTGTTGGGCAATACGCCCTGCGGGAGCGCTCGGTACGTGCGGGTGGATTAACGGTGTGCCGTGGACTGTGCGGTACGTGAAACGTAAGCCCGTAGGTATGCGTGAGGAATAAGGAGAACGTAATGGAATTCACAGCAGGGAAGCTGCCCAACGGCAAGATCGTAGAGGTGTTAGGCGTGACGCCCGACAGGGGTATCAGTGTGTGCCATGAAATCTACAGCGATAAGGCTTTTGAGCTGCGAGTGTACGTGCCGCTTGACACCCGTTTTATATGGGTGCGTAAGTTTAGATTCAATGAGGTATAAGTATCAAGAAGTGTAATAACTTGACATAGTGTGTCATATAGTGTTATAATGTAGTTGTAGTGAATGAAATGAAAGTAGGCAGCGCAAGCTGCTTATACGATAGACCGAGTATCACTTAACAATATCAATCAGAACCTTACAGTGTAAGGAAAAGGAAAACATCATGAACGCACCATCTATTAACGCAACACACACAGCACCATCTATTAACGCACCATCAATCAGTACGGCTGCAATGCTCGTGGAACTAAACATCAGTACGTGGACAGGTCGCAAGTTGGACAAGCGAGCAAGCGCAGAGGTTACATCTGCTAACAACGCAGCACGTGGCACGGCAAGCGTGAACAAGAAGTTGCTTGGGGACTGTGCCGAATTGGATGCGGTGAGTAAGTTTGCTGCGAACGCTCGCAACATCCACTATGCGATGACCATGCCATGGTCGGACTCGGGGCTGCGCCTGTTGCCAACGGCTCAGTATTTCAAGTACACCAAGCAGATCAGTGAGCTCGAGCAAGAGTTCGTGCGGCTTGTGCAAGTGTTTATCGACGCGTATTCGTGGGAGATTGGGCAGTCACAAGTCAAGCTAGGCGCGTTATTCCATGCCGATGAGTACCCGACATCGGACAGCTTGGTGTCTAAGTTCCGGTTCAGTGCTAACTATATGCCTGTGCCAGAGGTGGGTGACTTTCGTGTGGACATGGGCAAGGAAGCTAATGATCTCTTAACATCGCACTACACACAGTACTACACCGCGCAGCTTAACAACGCAATGGGCGATATATGGAAGCGGGCGTACACAGCGTTATCTAAGATGTCAGAACGCCTTGACTATGCCAACAGCCGTGACAAGACTACGCGCAAAGTGTTTCGTGACTCGCTCGTGGATAACGTGGTGGAAATCGTGGACATCATGAAGTCGTGCAATATCACAGGCGACAGTCAGATGGCAGCAATGGCACGCTCACTTGAAGATACGTTCTTGTGTGTGTCAGCCGAGGCTCTGCGTGAGGACGACTACTTGCGCCATGAGACGAAGCAGAAAGTAGATGCAGTATTGAAAGCACTACCATCCTTACAGCTGTAAGGGTTTGCAGCACCGAGTACAACAAGTAACACAATCAAACATCTTATAAGGAATTATCATGGCATCAGCTACATCTCTATACGCCCTGTCACTTGACCAAATCAGTAACGCCATCTTGCATGGTGGCTACGACAACACGGTGCTTGTGCGAGGACACATGGGTACGGGTAAGTCATCCCTGCTCAAGACACTCGCTAAGTTGTTACCCGACCACACGCCCTGCTACTTTGACTGCACGACTAAGGACTTGGGCGACATCAGCATTCCTAGCTTACAAACTATGGACGAGCAAGGGTTCGTGCGCTTTGTGCCGAACGAAGAGTTGGGTGTGCACTTGAATAAGCCCATCATCTTAATGATCGACGAGTTCGGTAAGGCTAACCCTGCGGTCAAGAACGCAATGCTACGTATTATCTTAGAGCGCAAGATCGGCTCGTATGATCTGCGTGGGCTTGTGTTCGCAACCACTAACCTAGGCGCAGAGGGTGTAGGTGACTTAGTACCACCCCATGCACGTAACCGCATGACTCTTGTGACATCACGCAAGCCTACACATATCGAGTGGGTCGAGTGGGGTATCAACAATGGCATAGATCACACGTTACTGGGTTTCTGCAAGGACACCCCCGCATTGTTTCAATCGTTCGATGAGGTCAAGACACCCGAGGACAACCCGTACATCTTTCACCCACAGCAGCAGCGCGAGGCGTTCGTGACACCACGTTCATTGGAGTCTGCATCGGACTGGCTCAAACAGCGCGAACATTACGATGACCAATCGTTGACAGCGTTACTCATGGGTACGATAGGCGAACGTGCAGCCCTTGATCTGATGGCGTTCGTGAAGTTAGCCGATGAGTTGCCAAGCCTTGAGTCTATTAAGAAAGACCCGATGGGTGCGGCACTACCAACGTCGGCTGCGGTCAAGTGTATGGTCGTGTTCCGTGCGCTGACTAACATCGAGCGTGAGTGGGTTGACCCATGGATGGACTACATGATGCGTATGGATAAGGAGTCACAGGGTATGTTTGCCAACGGTGTACGGCAAGAGAAGTACTCACGCAAGAACATCGTGATGACTAACAAGAAGTTCACAACGTGGGCAATGGCTAACAACTACTTGTTCACAGCCGACAAGGCTTAACTAAAACCTTACAGTGTAAGGAAGGAGAAGTGAAATGAAGAAGTATTTAGTTTGCATCGACTACTCAGCAAGCGTACATCACGAAGTTGAGGCAGAGAACGAAGAACAAGCCCAGATCATCGCACTTAAAAAGGCAAAGGAAGTTTTGCCGTATGACGATCTGTATATAACCGTAGGTTACGTAGATGAAGTGGAGGAATAATCATGTTAATGCTAGGTAAACAACTCACAGTCGAGCAGCGACTGAACAAGGCAGTCATCGACATCATGGCTGAACCGCACTACTACGCTATCGCACCAGTGCTAATGATTGGTGACAAGTCAGTATGTGATAAGACACCCACGGCGTACACCAACGGGCGTGACGAAGTGTATGGTCGCAAGTTTGTTGAGAGCTTGAGCGATGCAGAGCTGCGCTTTCTTGTGCTGCACGAGGCATACCATAAGATGTATAGGCACATCACGACATGGCGACATCTGTACGAGGACAACGCACGCCTTGCAAATATGGCGTGTGACTACGTGATTAACGTCAAGCTCGTCGATGGTGATAACGGCAAGAAGTTTATCGTGATGCCCAAGGTCGGACTACTCAACACAAAGTATCGTGATATGGATAGCGCCGAGGTCTACCACTTACTCAAGCAAGATGATGACGAGGGCGGTGGGGGTGGTGGGGGTGGTGGGGGTAGCATGGATGAGCATGGGTGGGATGATGCTCAAGAGATGAGCGATGCCGAAAGCAAAGAACTGGAGCGCGAGATTGACAAGGCGATACGTCAAGGTGTGCTGTCTGCGGGCAAGATGGGTAGCGGTGGTAATCGTGACATGGACGGACTGTTACAACCACAGATAGATTGGCGTGAGGTGCTGCGTGAGTTTGTATCAACCACGTGCACTGGTAACGATTACTCTACATGGCGCAAGCCTAACCGTAGGTATATGTCATCAGGCTATTACTTACCATCGGGTATCAGTGAGTCAGTCGGTGAGTTGGTGTTGGCTATCGACACATCAGGCTCTATCGGCGCAAGGGAACTGTCATCCTTCTTGTCGGAGGTTAAGGCTATCTGCGATACGGTGCACCCATCCAAGGTGCGCTTGTTGTACTGGGATACTGAGGTGTGTCGTGATGAAGTGTATGAGCAAGATGATCTTGATCGCCTGACCACATCGACTAAACCCGCAGGGGGTGGTGGCACAACAGTTGAGTGTGTGCCTCAGTACATTGCAGAGCATGGCATTAAGCCGCAAGCAGTAGTGGTGCTGACCGATGGGTATCTCGGTGGCTCATGGGGCGCGTGGACAACGCCTGTGCTGTGGTGTATTCAGAATAACAAGGGCGCACGTCCAAGCGTGGGTAAGTACGTACACATTAACTAAACCATATCCTTACACTGTAAGGAATCTAAAACTAATAGGGAGTATCAATCATGGCATACGGACTTATACGTGAATACGAAAGCCTGTCATCAGGACTAAAAGTTAAACCCGCAAGCGAGATGCACTTTGATCTCATACGTGCGAAGTACGAATCAGTTAAACCAATCGTAAGTAGGAAGAGCAAACTCGAAGATGATGTGCGCCCAATCGGGGCAAGACGCAACAAGATCGAACGCATCATTAAAGTTGATGAGAACACCTACGTGCTATCTGATGGCGTACTAAGTTCGGTACGTTCGTACAGCCCAATGCCGCTAGAGTTGGAGCTACAGTTCGCACCAATCATGGTGCAGCGAAGAGTTGACGGGGATTACATTCGCATACGTTCTGGTTCAGTTCAGGGTGTATGGATGGGGCGCTATGGGTTCTTACAGGCGTACACCCCGCGGGGTATGTCGTTTAGTTCAGCAGGTAGCACACGTGCTAACTCAATCCATACACACGTAGATAGGAAGGTGCACGTACTACCAAGGATGGATTACGGAGTTGACTGGAGTACAGGAGTGGTAACTAAGGATGGAGGTGAGATGCTATGGTTCAAGCAAACGTCACCTGATACGTATGAGCGTACGAGTGAGTTGTATACGCTTAAGACTAACAAGATAGACCGCGATGCAAAAAGCCCGTACCGCAAACAGTTGCGTGACTACTTTAACTGGATGTGTGTAATATCGCCGATGCTTGTATCGGGTATGGAAAGTAAATGGAGAGCGCGCGATGTAGCGGTGGCGGAATTCATAGATTTTGCGGGGGATAAGATCTTTGCAAACTCCTATGTACCGATGCGTATACCAACACCAGAGATGTCAGCGTTGGTTAAAGATATATTGAAAGACGATGAGCACGTGCTGCGTACGGCACTGACGACAATGATACTGGTCGAATGCAACGCAAGCATTAAGACGTTTTCAGATGTAGATAGCATGAGGAAGTTTAAGTCGCAGTACAACAGACTGATGAATAAGATGCTTGACCTATTTGCAACCGAACAAGTTTAAGGAGAACACCATGTACAGACAATGGCAAAACGAAGTAAGCAGTATCGCTGAGTACGCAGCTGTGAATGAGCCAACAGCGCCGGAGGTAACACCCTACCTAGTGGGTGGGTTTCCTGTGGTCAAAGAGTTGTATGAGTTTATGCAAGCACTACAAGCGAAGAACGGTTCACTGCGGTTCGGTGTGTGTAGGAACACAACAAGTTCGTGGGTATCCTCGGGTATCACACACCTCGGCACGTTGTTTTTACAGCTGCTCGTGTATCGTGAGGGGGATGTGTATGCCATGGGTCGTATCGGGTATCACAACCCGAACTTAGAGGGGCGGCGTAGTAATACGGATGATTCTGCATACACTGTGTACAGTCGTGACATCGAGAACACTAAGTACAGAGCACACAACGCAGCGTATAGGACTCGTGCATCTAAACGCTTGAACGCCGCGGTAACACTTGCACTGAAACATCTCAAGACGTGTACACCTGTGGAGATAGCAAACGAGAGTAGGTTGGACTACTCGCTGAAAGCAACAAGCAGGGTACGTGATCTAGAAAGTAAACTCGTTGACGTTAAGTACGAGTTGTCAAGGAACTCATCTAGCTTAGTTAGTATGGTATTGAATGAATTAGTTGCGGCTAAGGACAAGGGCTATTCGTTCGACAGCCCAAAGGTCAAGGAGTACGTAGACAAGTATGAGGAGGCGCTTGACAAGTACAAGGCGGAGGGTACGCGCGCAGTAAGTAGTTATAACGTGCGCTTGTATGAACGAGTGGGGGTAGTAATGGCTGATGTGTTGATGTTTCCCGATGTGTCTAACTCTACGCCCCCTACCCTACAGACTATCCCTGTGGCAGATATGCCGGAAGATATTGCTGGTAAACTTGCGGTACTTGATATGCTATCCAAGGATGAGTACGTGGATGGTGTCGGGGTGAATGTGGGTAAGGGTGTCTACTGGGTAGATCGTGATGTCGTATAGCGTATCGCAGAAACGTTGTCTAAAGTTATTTCTGGATATGATAACGCTCTTACCTAGCACGGGAATAGATTTGGGGAATACATATGAAAAGCTAAAAATGCTCACCGATCAACCTGCATCAACGATCTACCGTATACATATCGAGCATGACAATGTGGTAGATGTTACTTGCATAGGGTTAGAAAGTATTGACTCCGCATTAGAAGGTACGTATGATTCATTAGACACACTACCCGAATGGGTACAAGAACGTATTGCAGTACTCAGTATGCTATCAGCTACACCGCCTACTCAAGACATACCAAGTGTGGGTAGGCGCATTACAAATCGTACGTATTGGGTGTACAAGCCCACTACGTAGGCAGCAGTAACTTTATAAACAATCAGTACAACATCCTTACAGTGTAAGGATTGCGATCTAGGAGAAAGTAATGAGCAAGCCACGCCTGACTAAAATTGAACGCGCAACTAAAATGATTAACCAAGGTGCGTCAACAGCAACAATCGTTAAGTCCTTAACGGTTAGCCCGCAGTACGTATACAACTTACGTTCACGGCTAAGAAATACGGGAACTGTCATAAGTAAAAAGCCTGAGCAGTTAACGCTCGACCTTGAGCCAACAACGCCCGCGCCGATTAAACAAGAGCCCGCGCCTGAGCCGGAAAACATATTCGTCCGTGCCATCAAACGTGTTGTCGAAAAGTTTAAATAATCATGGCTATGACACCCGAAAAACGGGTGAAGAAAGCAGTCCAGAAACAACTCGATCTACTAGGTGCTTACTACTTTTTCCCCGCTACAGGTGGTTTCGGTAGAAGTGGAGTGCCTGACATCATAGGTTGTTATCAGGGTGCGTTCTTTGCCATCGAATGCAAGGCAGGTAAGAACACAACAACAGCACTGCAAGACCGCGAACTCGCCAACATAAGGCAATGCGGTGGCGCAGCTATCGTTGTCAACGAAGGCAACATGGACGAGGTACACGAATGGTTAACAAACCTAAGCAAGTAAAGACGCCGCCCCGAGATATTGATAGGTTCAATAAGGGGCAGTACAAAGGTATGAAGTTGTCGGTCATAGCTACGAGGCCGAATTCAATGGACATACTGCGTAAACCAAGTCGTGTACATAACACGCTGTTCTACCCAGACGGCACAACAAACAAGGAAGAATGAGATGGAATGCAAAGTGAAGATTGGCATAGCGTACGAACCTAAGTGGTTTGAGCGTAGACAAACCCAAGGCACGTACAGCGGTAAGAACGTAGCACTCGATGCGGATGCGATGAACTTGCAAAACGTATTGCTTGGTACTCAGTTTGAACGTAGTAAACCCAGCAGAATATGGGTTGCAGTAAGTGCAGTTGCAGTAGTTGCTTTAATTTATTTAATTACATATTTCTAGGAGAACGACATGAGTGAAACACGTGTAGGCATTAACGGTTCTATACAGGACAAGGTAAAGATTTACGGGTGGACAGTCAAAGATGAGCCGGGTCGATTCGGTATGCTCAACAAGGGGTTGTTGCAAGTGTCCCCTGCGTACCAACGTAATTTGGTTGAGTCCAAAGCAGTTAGCATGGCAAGCGCATGGTCATGGTTTGCTTGTGGCACAATCATTGTCGGTAAACGCAATGGAGTATTTTGGGTGATTGACGGGCAGCACCGAGTTGCAGCAGCTAAACGACGTTCAGATATTAAGACGTTACCTTGCTTAGTGTTTGAGTCCGCTAGTATCGCGCAAGAGGCACAAGGATTTCTAGACGCCAACACTGGACGTCGCCCTGTGTTTAGTACAGATAAGTATCGTGCGGCACTTGCAGCAGATGATCCGACAGCGGTAAAGTTTAACGGTATCTGTTCACGCTTAAATATCCGAGTTAGTTCAACAGCGAATAAGGCACGAGACTTGAAGTGTGTTGCTTGGGCGCTGAATCGAACTAAAGAAGATGCCGCTATGTTGGAAGCCGTACTTGATGCGGCAATTGATATTAGCGGTAATGTCCCTTTACATGAAAAAGTATTGGGTAGTTTGTGGTACATCCATAAAAATGCAGAGGTTGATTTAACCGACCTTCGTTTACGAACTCGACTGAAAAAGATCGGGGCGGTGGGTATTATGAAAGCCGCGGATAAAGCAGTGGAGTATCACGAGAGGCGCGGTCAACGTATATGGGCGGAGGGTGTAATGAAAGAAGTTAACAAGAACCTCCAAAAGAAAATTAACATGGGTGAATCGGAGGATTTAGAATGAAACAACTATTGATGGGAATTATTTTTGCAACAGTTACTACAGCTGCTTATGCAAACTGTGTCACCAACACGGTGATCTCTGGCGGACGTATGACGGTATGCACTACGTGCTGCTATGGAACAAACTGCACAACCACTTGCATGTAAAAATATGAAAACCATCATCCACGTTAACCAACATGAGGTTAAAGCTAATGTCAAAAACGGTACGGACAACCCTATCCTGACCGTTAAGACATACAAGAGCAATACCTACGCACACGAGGTAGAGATCATGGGGGGTAGCAGGATTGTGTACTCCCCTGACAAGCCTTTATCTTGTGGTGCAAGGGTATGGATTGAAACAGAGGCTGAAGTAATCATAAGGAGATAAGTATGAACATCTTGGACAAACTACTAAAGATACTGGACGAGGGTGCGTTCGTTACAAGCGAAGAGATGGCAGAGATTGCCCGTGAAGTCCGAGCCTTGCAACGTGATGCCGAGCGTTACAAGTGGCTGAACAAATACACAGCACACCTGTTTATGTGTACAGAGAAAGGCTTAGACGAGCAGATGGATCGGGCTATGCACAGGGGCGAGAAATGAAATTCGTTTTTAAATCAGAGCAATACGGCACGATAGTCGAGATGAACTTTGAGGGCGTGACTCTTGTTGAAATCCACGAAATGTTTGAACAGTTTCTGCGTGGGTCAGGCTTTCATTTTATTAGCGGGGACGAGGAATACGCTATGCACACAAAAGAGCAAAACAGCGACACGTCCGAAGAATATGTACCCGAAAACGACATGGCGCATCGTCCAAACGGTCTGACGATTGACGACGACATCCAAGAATACAAAAGGCCTTGGATTGGGATGTCTGATGTAGAGGTTGAAACATATAGCAATGTGTATAGTGGTATTAGCTTGGCGAGAATGATTGAAGCCCTATTAAAGGAGCGCAACACATGAGCATCGAAGCAATGAAACAAGCGTTGGCTAAGTTTGAACACCTGTGGGAGATTGGCATTGACGCTGAGTATAAAGTCGAGTTGCTGCCCGAGATAGAAGCACTGCGCCAAGCAATTGAGCAAGCAGAGAAGCAAGAGCCTGTAACCACAACGGAAACAGCATGCGCATTACTCAGACAAGCGCATGACGTATTGTCTATGTCTTCACTGCCACCCAAGCGTAAATGGGTCGGGCTGACGGATGATGAAGTACATAAAATCATTGACGATTGCACTTCCGATGAAGCAGAGTTAGAAGAACTAATTGATTTTTCAATAGCCATACTTGCTGTTGAAGCCAAGCTAAAGGAAAAAAATGATTAGCCAAAGACAAGAACAGGTTCTCGACATCCTCGCAACCAAAGACATGAGCGCATCAGAAATTGCAATAGAGTTAAAGTCAGAGACCAAAGCCACATCCAAGCACCTACGTCTGCTAGAAGAGATGGGGGAGATTCATGTATGCGAGTGGCGTAAGGGCAAGCATAATGTTCTCACCAAAGTGTACAAACTCGGCAAGGGGGAGTCCGTTATGCTCATAAGCAAGAAGAAAAAGACACAAAACGAAGCACGCAAAGAAATTAACAGGCGCAACACTTATGACCCCTACGCCCCCCTCGCGACGAACAACGGATGGCGCTCCACGATTCACAGCAAAGATTACGCCATGCAGCACGGTGAACACATTAAGTTTATGGAACGTTTCCAACCACACCCAGACCATGCATCAACATGGCTGTTTAACAAACCAAGAGTCGAGTTACTAGGAGCGAAGTATGACTGAGGATGACGAATTCAATCTTTTAGAAATACGCTTAAACAAACAAAAGGAAAAAGAAATGAGCTACCCAAAGAACATTGCAGAAGCCTACAGCCTTGCGGCGCACAAAGAAGCTATAGAAGAACGGCGTGGCTCTATCGAGCATGAGGTCAAGACCGCCAACGCTAAACAAGTTGGCGGTACACACTACAAAGCCATGGGTGTTGAGCCTTGGGATGTAATCGACACTTGGCCTGTCGAGCAGCGAGTTGGTGCGTATCGTGCGGGTGCGCTAAAGTACATCATGCGCATGGGCTCAAAGGATCAGTCCGAACAAGAGATTGGTAAGGGCATCCATTACCTTGAGAAGTTATTAGAAGTTTTAAAGGAGCCAAAATGAATGACGAAGACCTGAGAGACTTGTTTGCGGGATTAGCATTGATGGGGCTGTCTAGTCGAGGTGTCATGGAGGGTAGTGAGCCGCGTGTTGCTACGTGGTGTTATGTCCTAGCAGACGCAATGATCGAAGCTAAGTATGACGAAGAACCTGAAGAACCACAAGCGGGCATCACTGCACTTAAAAGAAAGCGTAAAGCAACTAAGGAAACCTAATGGACTTAATTGTAATTGATTTTGAAACTTACTACGATCAAGAGTTTAGTCTGACAAAGCTAACGACAGAAGAGTACGTGCGCGACTACCGGTTTGAAGTGATTGGATTAGCTATAAAAGTAAACAACAACCCAACGGAATGGGCGAGTGGCACGTATGAACAAATCAACGAATGGTTACAGACTTTCAACTGGGCAAATGCGATGGTGGTATGCCATAACACTATGTTCGATGGTGCCATTCTTAATTGGCGCTTTGGTGTTACTCCTCGTGTATGGGCTGATACTTTGTGTATGGGAAGGGCTCTGCACGGTATCGAGGTGGGTGGCTCACTCAAAGCTATGGCGGAGCGCTACCAAGTGGGTGTCAAGGGGACAGAAGTAATCAACGCTAAAGGTAAGCGCCGCGCCGATTTCAGCGAAGAGGAACTATCATTGTACGGAGACTACTGCATCAACGACGTCGATCTTACGTATAAGATTTTTAATTTGATGGCGGCAAACTTTCCAAAGCAGGAATACAAACTGATCGACTGTACGTTGCGTATGTTTATCGAGCCCGTGCTTGACCTGAACCTACCGCTGCTTGAGCATCACTTGTCTGACATCAAAGAACGTAAGGCGGCGCTGCTTGAAGAGTGTGGTGCAACACGTGAGGTGCTGATGTCGAACCTGAAGTTTGCTGAGTTGCTGACAAGTTTAGGCGTGACACCCCCAACAAAAATTAGTCTGACCACAGGTAAAGAAGCCCTTGCTTTGGCTAAGAGCGACGAGGGATTTAAAGCACTAGCCGAACACGAAGATGTGCGGGTGCAAACACTGGTGTCGGCACGCCTTGGCACTAAGAGCACACTTGAAGAAACTAGGACGCAACGGTTCATTGACATTGCCAAACGCGGGCTCATGCCTGTACCGATTCGATATTACGCAGCGCACACGGGGCGATGGGGTGGGGACGATAAGATTAACTTGCAAAACTTACCCAGTCGCGGGGCTAATGCAAACAAGCTCAAGCACTCTATCGTTGCACCAGAGGGTTACACCATCATTGACGCTGACTCTGCACAGATCGAGGCACGGGTACTGGCGTGGTTAGCAGGACAAACCGATCTACTCGCGGGCTTTACAAACAAGGAAGATGTGTACAAGAAGATGGCGTCAATCATTTATGACGTGCCAGAAGACCAAGTATCCAAAGATCAGCGGTTTGTGGGTAAGACCACGATTCTCGGTGCAGGGTACGGTATGGGTGCGCCCAAGTTTCAAGCACAACTTAAGACGTTTGGGTTTGATATGGAACTTAGCGAAGCGCGGCGCGTTATTGATATTTACCGCAGGGCAAACGACGACATCGTTAATTTATGGCGCGATGCACAATCGGCTTTAGTGCGTATGGCGAACGGAGATGAGATGCGTCTAGGGCTACCAGAAGGTGTGCTGACAATAGAACCAAAAACATCGGGTATAAGGCTTCCATCCGGTTTACTGATGCGGTATGATGGACTTGAATTTGAGCAGGGCGAAAAAGGTATTGAGTTTAGCTACGCTACTCGCAAGGGGCGCACTCGCATATACGGTGGCAAAGTAGTTGAGAATGTGTGTCAAGCAGTAGCAAGGTGTATCATTGGTGAGCAGATGTTGCGCATCGCAAAGCGATACAAAGTTGTGTTGACTGTCCATGACGCGATTGCTTGTGTCGTGCCGGATGAGATGGTGGGTGAAGCTGTTGCGTACGTAGAAGAAAGTATGCGGTGGACACCAACGTGGGCGACGGGCCTCCCACTCAATTGCGAATCAGGCCACGGGAAGTCGTACGGAGATTGTTAATGAGTGTACCTACATGGTCGTATAGTGGTATGAAATCGTTTAACGATTGCCCTAGGAAGTTTTACCACCTAAAAGTAATCAGAGACTTTTCCGAACCCCCCACTACCGCGACTATGTACGGTACAGAGTTTCACACAGCAGCAGAGTTGTACATCAAGGACGGCACACCGCTACCCGCGCATTTTTCTTATGCTAAAGGTGCACTGGATAAGTTGAACGTTATTCCCGGTGATAAGTTGTGCGAGTACGAGATGGGCTTGACCGAAAACTTAGAGCCCTGTAAGTTTAAAGATGAGCACGTGTGGTGGCGGGGTATTGCCGACTTACTCATAATTAACTACGATACAAAAGTTGCACACGTATTAGATTACAAGACAGGTAAGAGTGCTAAGTACGCAGATAAGGGTCAACTTGAGTTAATGGCGCTTGCGGTGTTTAAGCACTTCCCGATGGTGACTCATGTAAAAGCGGGCTTACTGTTTGTTGTTAGTAAAGACTTTGTTAAAGACCAGTACCCAATTGAAAGCGAAGCGGCGTTGTGGGAAAAATGGTTACAGCAATACAACCGCATGAAAGAAGCATACGCAAGCAACGTATGGAACCCACGCCCATCAGGGCTTTGTAAAAAACACTGTGTGGTGCTAAGTTGCCCACATAACGGAAGGAACTAATATGCCTTACAAGAACAAAGCAGATAGAGATTACAAGACCGAATACGATAAGTATCAAGGCTCTCCTGAACAATTAAAGAATCGTGCTGAGCGCAACAAGGCTCGTGCACAAATGATGAAAGCTGGTAAAGTATCTAAAGGCGACGGCAACGATGTTGCACATGTCAAAGCAAAAGATAAAGGCGGCTCGATTAAAGATGGCTTGAAGGTCGAGAACGCAAGTGCTAACAGATCGTTTAAGCGCGATGCAAAGCGCAACCTAGTATCAGAAGTTAGCAAGAGAGAACGCAAGAAGTAGTGGGTACGTGGTACCTATAGGTATAAGGATTAACTAAGTCTTTATACTTGTGGGTATCAGGTGTTAGCGACCTGATTTAAACAACAGCAGTCTCGCAGACCTAGGTTTCTTGGCAGGCACCTGCACTCTGGACTGTTAGTGTTTTAATTTTCTATGGAACCCTGCTTTATGGGAGCCCACACTTTTTAAACCATGCACACCGTGTTTGGTTGTTTTGGCATCGGAGAACAAGTTGGAAATTATTGACAATAAGAACTTATTACTCAGTTTGCGTAACCCACAAAAAATTACAACGGTTATCCCAAAGAGTAAGGACTTAGGTAATGGTAAGGTGTTGGTGCGTTGGGGACTAGACGAAGCACAAGTTTTGAAGAACCTGAAGATACGAAACGTGCCGAGTCCAATTTTGGGGCAGTACGATTGGCCCGGGCAGTACAGGCCGTTCGATCATCAACGTACAACTTCTGCGTTCCTGACATTGCACAAGCGGGCGTTCTGCTTTAACGAGCAGGGTACTGGCAAGACCGGAAGCGTCATATGGGCTGCGGATTATTTGATGCGGCAACAACGGATTAAGCGTGTGTTGGTGATCTGCCCAATGTCAATTATGGACATAGCATGGCGAAAGGATTTGTTCTCATTTGCTATGCACCGTTCGGTTGACATCGCATACGGTAGTGCAGCCAAGCGTAAACAAGTCATCAATGGCGACGCTGAGTTTGTCATCATTAACTACGACGGTGTTGAGATCGTGCGCGACGAGATTGCCGCAGCTAAGTTTGACCTGATTGTTATTGACGAAGCTAACGCATACAAGAATGCACAAGCCAAGCGGTGGAAAGTCCTCAATGGATTACTGACGCCTGATACATGGCTGTGGATGCTTACAGGTACTCCCGCCGCGCAATCGCCCATGGACGCCTATGGGTTAGCTAGGCTCGTCAACCCGACTGCTGTGCCTCGATATGCGAGTTCGTTTAAAGACATGGTGATGACCAAGATAGCGCAGTTTCGATGGGTACCAAGACCAGATGCTACTAACACAGTGTTTACGGCATTGCAACCCGCTATTCGATTTACGAAGGATGAGTGCCTTGACTTACCGGAAATGACGTATGTAAAGCGTACTGTGGAATTGACTAAACAACAGCAGAAGTACTACGCACTTCTCAAAGGCAAGATGATTATGGAAGCCGCAGGGGAGTCTGTTACGTCTGTCAACGCCGCAGTCAACATGAGTAAGCTGCTGCAAATATCGTGCGGGGCGGTGTACTCCGATACGGGTGAGACAATTGAGTTTGATATTAAGAATCGGTACAGGGCACTAAAAGAGGTTATAGACGAGACTAACCAGAAGGTACTGGTGTTTGTGCCATACAAGCACATTATCCAAATCCTGACCCAGAAATTGATTGCAGACGGTATTTCCACCGAGATTATCTCCGGGGACGTAAGCGCCGGTAAGCGCACGGATATTTTTACACGGTTTCAAAACACGCCGGAACCACGAGTTCTGGTTATACAGCCACAGTCAGCGGCGCACGGGGTAACACTCACTGCTGCGGATACGGTGGTGTGGTGGGGGCCTGTTGCATCGCTTGAAACATACGCACAAGCAAACGCTAGGGTTCATCGCTCTGGGCAACGCCATCCAACAACGGTGGTACAGCTTCAGGGATCGTATGTAGAACGTCACGTTTACCAACTTCTTGACAATAAAATAGACGTACATACAAAGGTTGTAGATTTATATAAAGATTTGTTACAATAACTAATAGTAATGTGTTATAATTAAATCGTTATCACTTGGAGAACATCATGGACAATCAAGTACCCGTAGAGAAACTAGTAAAGATTTACATCAAGATGCGCGAGAAACACGCCGAGATGTTGCACGAGTTTAAAGAGAATGAATCGGCGCTAAAGACTAAGATGGATAAGGTCAAGGCAGCACTTCTAGAGTTCTGTAAAGAGAACGATATAGACAGCGTGCGTACTGCCGAGGGTTTGTTTTTTCGCACTGTTAAGCAGAGCTACTGGACGAACGACTGGGAAGCGATGGGGAGGTTTGTTGTTGAACATCAAGCCCCTGAGCTATTAGAGAAACGTCTTAACCAAGGCAACATGAAGCAATTTTTAGAAGAGCATCCCGATTTGCTACCACCGGGACTAAATGTGGACAGCCAATATTCTGTGACTGTAAGGAGAAAATAATGACACAGACGCCGTTAGTACCAGTCGAGAAAGTCGCGGAGCATTTTACCGTAACCGTATCGTGCATTCGTGGTTGGGTACGACTAGGGAAAATCCCTAAGAGTACATATATTAAGGTCGGTAATACGTACAGGTTCAATATTCCTGCTATCGTAGATGCCCTGACAGCAATACCTGATGAAGAAGTAAAACCAGTGGATGAAGCACCAGTCAGCAACATCCCTGCCCCCGTTCAGCTTGAGCTGAATTTCAACCCTGATGATGACATCTAAGGAGAAGTAAATGACTGCTATGACTTTGTTTGGTGGTACAAAATCGGCTTTGGCCTCACAACTGCAGGACTCTTTGTCCGACACCCTTTCTGGTGGCAGTATGTCCGGTGGTAGCCGCCGCATGTCGATTAAAGGCGGAGTATTTCGCGAGATGATCGGCGGTAAAGAATACCGAGTATCGGAAGAGCGTTCGATGAACGTGGTGATCGTTAACGCTGCACCGGTATCACGTATGTACTTTGCAGGTACGTATAGCGAAGGTGAAGTTACTAAGCCTACTTGCTGGTCGTCCGACACACAGAAACCTGATACCTCCGTACCAGAAGACCAGCGCCAAGCATCACGGTGCCTTGACTGTAAACAAAACATCAAGGGTTCGAGCAGTGGTGGTGAGGGCCGCGCGTGCCGATTCCAACAGCGTATTGCTGTGCAGATTGAAGGTGAGATTGACAAGCGTGAAGTATATCAAGTCACACTGCCCGGTATGTCTGTGTTCGGCGAAGGTGATAAGAACAAGATGCCCTTACAGGCATACGGACGTCACCTCAAAGCGCACGGCGAAGCCCCCGCAGGTATCGTGACCGAGATGCGTTTTGACACCGCAAGTGCAACGCCGAAACTGACGTTCAAGCCTGTGCGTCGTTTGGAAGATAGCGAGATCGAAGTTGTATTGGAAATGCGTGACCACCCCGATACGATCAAAGCCATCACACTTAACGTGTCACAGATGGATGGTGTAATCCCTGCACCGAAAGCTGACCTGTTTGAGAAGAAAGCTGCTCCTAAACTTGAAGCTCCGAAAGCTGAAGCCGAAGAGCCTGTTGCTGAGCCTAAAAAGATGGTCAAGAAAACGGCTGCACCTGTAGAAGATAAAGCTGAGCTTGCTGACATTGTGGGTGATTGGGACGATTAAGTATCCCTAGGGGGGAAAGCGGATGCCGTCACACGGTGCAGCGAGTACCCCACACTTTTACAATGACAGGCGGGCGCAGCTATGGACACAAAGAGATTTCTTAGGACAATACTTGGTGACGAGGGATTTTACTGCGTTACCGGAATAGAAGAACTACATGGAGAAAAACGTGACCCAGACGTAAAACAAAAATTCTATACAGATTTGAGTGATGCCATAGACAGTGCGCAAGCGTTTGATACCACAGGACGTAACGCTTACTTTGCGCTTGCTACTTTTGTAGAATCCGGCTCACGACGCAACAATAATGTGCATCAATTACGTTCGTTCTTTTTAGATCTAGATTGCGGTGCAAACAAAGACTACGATACACAGTCGGCTGCGCTGACAGGTCTGCGGGCTTTCTGTAAAGAACTTAAGTTACCAAAACCTACGCTTATTAATTCAGGTCGTGGTATACACGTATATTGGGCATTGGCTGAACCTGTTTTACGTGAGACATGGGTGCCTGTTGCCGAGCGACTAAAAGAACTTTGCACGGAACATGGACTGCGGGCTGACCCCGCTGTTACGTCCGATTCGGCACGGGTGTTACGTGTGCCGGGTACACATAACCATAAAGATACACCACCACGTTTCGTGGAGTTTATTGGGGAAATTGCACCAGTAGTAGAGTTCGAGACGTTTCGAGATTTGCTTGGCGCGGGTTCGTTCTTACGTAAGAAGTCGTTTACCCCACGAGGGCCTGATCCAGTACTTGACCAGATGATGGGGAGCTTTCGTAGTCGGTTTAAGACGATCATGCTCAAGACCATTGACGGTAAGGGCTGTAATCAGTTGAAGTGGGTTTATGAGAATCAGACCACAATGCCGGAACCAATGTGGAGAGCAGGATTATCCATCGCTGCCTTCTGTGTTGATCGTGATAAAGCTGTACATAAAATATCTTCTAAGCACCCAGACTACTCACCGGATTCGACGGAGCGCAAAGCAGATGCTATACGAGGGCCTTACACGTGTGAGACGTTTAACGGATACAACCCCGGTATATGTGGAGACTGTGTAAACAAAGGTAAGTTTAAAAGCCCGATCACACTTGGGCGTGAGTTGGAAGTATCAGAGGAACCCGTAGAAGTAGAAGAGAAAGTACTCGATCTACCAAGCGCTCCCCTGCAGAAGTTTCTTATCCCCAAATACCCTGAGCCATATCGTCGGGGTGTCAATGGGGGCATATTTAAAGTTGTACGTAAGGAAGACGAAGAAATTGAAGTACCTGTGTATCACAATGATTTATACGTTGTAAACAGACTCCGCGATCCTGAAATAGGCGAAGCGGTTGTTATGCGGCTACACCTCCCGAAAGATGGGGTGCGACAGTTCACGGTACCACTAACAGCAATCTACGCTAAGGAAGAATTTCGGCGTTATATGGCTATGCAGGGTGTTGGTTTAATTAAAATGGATGAGCTTATGAATTACGTTTCTAAATGGGTCAACGACCTACAAATGACTACAACCGCTGCTGAAGCACGACGCCAGTTTGGGTGGACGGATGATAACTTATCATCCTTTGTGCTTGGTGGTACTGAAATATTTAAAGACCGAGTTGAAGTCAATCCACCTTCTAGTAGTACGCTTGGGTTATTCCCTGCGTTCGCACCGAAAGGAACATTGGAAGGGTGGGCTAAGACGGCGAACTTCTACAATCGTCCGGGTTTTGAAGTGCATCAATACATGATGGGGCTCTCGTTCGGTTCGGTATTGATTCAATATCTGCCGCTTAATAGTTCCGTGTTTCACTTGCACAGTAAGGATAGCGGCTTAGGAAAATCCACTGCCATGTACGCAGGTGCATCGGTATGGGGCGATCCAGAAATCCTCGTGATGAACGAGCGCGACACAATGAACTCGAAGATGAACCGTATGGAGGTAATGAAAAACCTACCGTGCTTCTTTGACGAGATGACTAACACCGCACCGAAAGATTTGAGTGACTTTGTTTATCAAATTCCAAGTGGGTTTCAGCGCAACCGGATGTCTGTCAAAAGTAACGTCGAGCGTCTGCGTGGTATGCCATGGAAGAACAACTGCGCGACTAACGGCAACACCGATATGCTTGAGCGTATCTCAACGTATAAGGCACTCCCAAAAGCTGAAGCGCAACGGGTTCTATCGCACCGCGCACCGAAGATTGTGTTCCCAACTAAGTCCGAAACCGACGAATTCAGTAGCGACATCAAGGATCACTACGGTCATGCAGGGCCTATATTTGTGCAGTACGTGATGAACAACGTAGATGAAGTAGGTGAACTACTGAAGGCTACACAGAAACGAATCGACGTCGCAGCGGGATTGAAGGCTGAAAATCGTTATTGGTCTGCACAAGCGGCGTCGGCGTTGACCGGATTGATTCTTGCCAACAAGTTAAATCTTACACAGTACGATACCGCAGCATTATTCCGGTGGATTATTCGCACTATGCAAGACTCAAACGTTGAGATGGAAACAATGGCGGGCGATACCGAAAGCATCCTAAGTGATTACTTGGCTGAGAACTACAACAACGTTTTACGCATCAAGAGTACTCAGGATCTGCGTAAGGACATTAACATCCCTGATGCCATCCCACGTGGTGCTATGATTGGTCGGTACGAGTACGACGTAAAGAAGATGTTCTTAATAGTCAAACCTCTTAAGTCTTGGTGCGTTAAGCAGCAGATTAATTACAACGCGTTTACCGATAGCCTTAGAACCGGACGTATGAAAGCTCAAAAAGCTAAGCAGCGTATGGGTAAGGGTACACACGTGAATTTGCCCGCTGCCGATGTATGGTTATTAGACTTTACGGATTTCATGGATGACGACAAAGAAAGTTCTTACGTTAACGCGGCACCCGTTCTTAAGGAATCAACCGACGAGTAAAGTCATCGCCCCAGATGGCGTACAAATGCACGTTGACTGGGGTACTTTTCTTGTTGGTTCGTCTTTGTTTGTGCCTGCTATCAACACGGCTAAGTTAAAGCACCAGATGTATGCGATAGCGCAGGAGCAAGGGTGGAAGCTTACCGCTGTGGAGCGTATTGAAGACAAGCGCTGGGGGGTACGTTTCTGGAGATTGCTGTGATAAAATACAAGCACAAGTGGCCTTGTCCGTTACTTGTTCTCCTTAGTTGTCCCTTAGCCCCTCGGTTTGTCCCCGGGGGGTTTTTTTAATCCTCGTTAAACTCTGACAGACTCTGCATCACTTCGGAGTACCGCTTCTTGTTGTAGACCACACCCTTTTGCATCATCATAGATGTTTGAGCGTGTTTTTTCATAGAGTCTTTAATTGTTGACCCAGTGATCGCAATCGACGGATGCTTGGAATTAAACTTCACAATATCTTCCATGACATCCTGTGCTTCTGAAGAATCACCTAAGCGTGTAGCAGTGTAGAACTTACGCAAGAGTTTAGTTCTAGCTTCTGTTGTGGCTTTATCCTTACCCTTCTCATTAGCGTTAATCTCAAGCTGTCGAGTGTATTCGGCAGGTGCAAAACCAAACGCCTGACCCGCAACGTTCCATGCGCTAACCTCATCCATAATTGGATCACCACGCACAGTGGTAGCACCCTCGGTGGCGTAACGCAAAGCTTTAAGTCCGTTACCGAATGCAGCGGGTAACATCTGCTCGATACCACGGGAGACTTCCCCATCGTTAATCATCTTTATACCCCGCTCGGCGCGTAATCCAATACCCAGTGCAGGGCCTCCAAGCATCTCAACCATGGATAGGATCGTGGACTGGTCAGGTTTTGAGTTGTTGTCACGGAAGAGCAAATCACTTAACCCAACACGCGAACCAATCTCAAGTCCAGTTATGGCGTTTAACCCACCACTGTACGCGGTGGCACCGACCCACTTGTTTACGACCGTGCGGAAATCATCTTCGTCATCGTCTTTAGCCATGTCGTATAAAAGTGCAGCTACACCAAACATAGGTACGCCACGCACTCCGGCGATCAACGCAGCTGAACCAAAAATACCTCCTATCTGTAACATCGCGGCTTTTCGTACCTTTGAATCCTGAGACTTCAACGCTTCACGTGCTGTCTTAAACATCATGTAGTACATAGACACGCCGTAACGTTTATACATAAGCGCAACCGAACCAAGCGCGTTCTGTGCGATACGTGGCGCACCGGCGGTAGACGAGCTGCCGTTAAGCAGGTTGGTCATATTAATAGCGTTTATCGCTGCAGCTTCTTCCCTCTGAGCCTCATTCATACCTTTCTCAGGAGCGGTAGGCTTATCTTTCATACGCTTGAGTTCGAGGTCGTACGTTGCGATCATACCGATCTGTCGGTTCATGCGCTCACCGTGGTGAAACACAAACCCAGACACCGCATTTACTTTGTCAAGTAAGGGTACGCTACCATCGACGTTCAGTATGTCCTGTGTTAACGAGCGACCAAACACACCGTTATCACCAGCGAGTCGTGCTAGTGTTGCGTAGTGTTTCATCTTTGCAGGGGCTTTACTGAAGTCGATGTTCTCCAACGATGGTGCTGCGCGCGCTTCAGTATCTTGCCCTAACAAGTCTTTATCTGTCCGGCTAAAACCACTACCCATAAACACACGCGTTGCACGAGCTATCGCAGAAGCAGTATCTCCGTATCCGTATTTACCACCCAGATAGGGCATAACGACCAGTGGTATTTGCGTTACGTTAACCAGTGCGGAAGAGACGTTAAACCCGAGGGTCATACCGAAAGCAAACGTCTTACTAACTTGCGACCATGCTGGGTTATCTGGACTATTTGCTAACTGAATGCGCTTATCGTACTCAGCCGCAAACGCTTTCGCGGTGTCATCTCTACTGGCTTTAGCCGACTCTTGCATCTTAGAATTAAGGCGGGACAACTTAGCACCGTACTCTAGGTTCACTAGCTGACGCCCGATAGCAGGAGTGCGCAAACGCATGGCGCTTATAGCATCTGCGTTAAATCCTAACACACCCTCACGTTGCCGAAATGATTGAGCAAACGCTGTCTCAGGCATCACGTTTAAGAACAGATTCATAATCTCTTCGGTAGTCGTGTCTGATACTTTGTTTAGCTCTAGGGTCTGCAGCACACTACTCATAAACGAACCGCTAGGTGCGTTACGGTAAGTCTTCATTGTCGGCTTAGCGAACGGCGTAATATTTTTTACGCTAGAATCTTTTTTCAGTTCCTCTATAGCACGGGCACGGGCACGGGGAGTCTCAAACGATTCTACATACTTCTCTGTAGATTTACCGTCCGGGGCAAGTGCGTTGTACTCCAACCAAAAATCACCCACACGGGTCAACGGGAAGTACGGCTCTATCTTGCCAGCGTTGTCCATGATTTTGCGCAGTGCATCATTAACGGCTTTTGCGGCACCGGCACTACCCATCTCGCCGTCCATCTTGACTTTAAGTAGATCAGCAATCTTGTCATACAGAGTTTTGTACGAGTCACGTAAGTCGGTGTACATCTTTTGCCCATCAACACCGAGAGCTTTCCATTTAGGCTCTAGCTCTTTCCACGCTTTAAGCTTCTCCGCGTCCTTCTCATACGCTGACATTGGCTTACTAGGATCTACCTGCTTGAGCGTACTGGAGTTTACGACGTTGTTAAAGTTGTCGATCTTGGCTTGTGGTTGCTTTGCAGCCCACTGCTCGGCGCGAGTAAGAGAGGCGTTGACCGCCTTTGTGAGTTTCTGCTCTGCACCACTACGTGCGTTAATTAACTTCTCATACTCAGGAGCTTCGGGCAAATACTTAACAGCAATGTCTTCGAGCGCGTTACTTGGCAGCGACATGCGCAACGCTTTCTTTACCCAGTCAGGCACACTGCTAGTAAACACTTTATGGAAGCTATCTACTGTGCGCTCAGTAAACGCGGGGAGTGCTTTATTAACTTTACCGGCAGTGTTCAAGAACGCAACAGGCTCGTACCCCATGCCCAACACCGCATCTGGTGCAGGGGAAATAATAGATGCAATCAGCCGGTCGGTTTCGTCCATTACCGAACCCAACGCTTTAGGCTGTGCACCGACAAGGCGGCGTACCATGTTGCTAATGATGTTACCGAACCGCGCCAGTGCAGAAATACGCTGACCAGATGGCGTGATAGTATCTAGCTCGGTACGGAACTCCATGTTGCCGAAAGCTTCAGCAACAAATTCATCAAGACTTTTGGCACCGTAGGCTTTACCGAGCTTGTCTTTTACGTCGTCAAACAACTTAGTCAGTTGTTTAGTAACAGGATGGTTTGGGTTACTGAGTATCCGTTTGGTCGCAGCATGTACAGCCTCATGTAGCAACGTATGCCCATCTAGACCAATATCAGCGTTGATAAAGATTTCATTACCTTGGTAAAAGTACGCGCCTTCCGTTTTATTTGCGTCTACACCAGTGCGATCTTTAATAATCTTTTTCAGTTGGGCATCAGAGACTACAAATACTTTCGTAGTACCAAGAACAGAAGACAAGAGCATCGCGATACGCCCAGCTACACCCCTAGTCTCTTTGGCATACGCACGCAGCGCACCGACAAGATCACCCGCACGAAGAAGCTTTTCCACCGCAGCGGATAGCGGAGGAGTAATTTTGTCGCTTTCGGTGTTGATGAGAGGGTCGAACTTTTCGTTTTTAGGAAGTGGTTTAACAGTTCCATCAATTGGCGCATCAAACGCGCTAACTGGTTTCCCTTTAGCTGCTACCGGTGCTGCTTCCGTAGTTTCTTTCTTCGGTGCCTTATCTATCGCTGCTTGAGTCTGTTGCACCAGTGCGGCAATCGGGTCTACCGGAGCTTTGGGCGCTTCTTTCTTAGCTTCGGGTTTCTTAGGCGCTTCTTTCTTAGCTTCGGTTTTTGGTTTGGCTTTCGAGCTAGGGTATTTAGTATCTAAATAACCTTTACTAAATTCTTCATGCTCAGCAGTACCTTCAGGATAAGGGCTACCTAGCGCGGATTGACCGTCTTTGGCTGACTGAACTCCTTCGGCGTAGGCGTCTTTTTTACTTACTGTAGCGGGCTTACCTTTTGCTCCAGCAGCGTCAGATTTAGCTCCCCCACCAGTATCAGCCAATCCTCGCTTTCCAGTTCCTGAAACTCCTCCGGTACCAGTCTTTCCTGCGGCTCCTGTGCCGACGCCCACACCACCCACTCCCACAGGCGGCTGACTTGTTCCGGGCTGAGCGGGTGGCTTAGGGGTAGGTCGCTGATTAGCATCTTGCGCTCCCTGTGCTGAGGATTTAGGTTGAGGTAATACACCACCACGCGGGCCAAATATCTCGTCTTGACGTGTAAATTCTGACTGCTGAAGCACATCTTTAATTGCTTGTCTAGTATCGTCCGGCAGGTTGGGGTTTTGCAGTGCAGCACGAAGTTCAGTGTTGACTTGCTGGCTCTGCGCCGGATCGTTCATGTCTTTACCCAATAACCGCTTACGCAACGCCGCTGCTTTTGGTAGCTTGAGTACATCGAGTGATTCTTCAGTAATAAGAGCCGCAGGTTGACTAGGTGCTGGTACTTCTGATTCAAGTGCAACTCCTGCACGAAGCATCTCACCGCGTGAAGGCTTAGGGGCTTCACCACGCTTAAACAAATCAATCTGTTGAGGTTGGGTAGGTTGCCCCTGACGTGCGGCAGGAAACGCTGTAGGTGCAGCAGGCGTAATCCCCGCAGCTTGTAGGTCGGTTTCGGCAAGTTGTAGCTGGTTTTGAATTTGTGCCTGACGCGCAATTTGTTCTATCTGGGCTTGCTTTTGTGCTTCGCGCTGGGACTCCGCGGCAGTAAAACCCATTTCCCGTTGCATGGGGGTAATTGGCTGATTACTTGCAACCGATTCCGGTGCGGCGGGCGCAAACTGTAATGCGCCTTGTCTAGGATCTGCCCCTACCCCACTTTGCATGGTGGCGAGTGTGTCATCCCGAGATTCATTACGCGCTTGTTGGAATGCAACAACTGCAGCTTGTTTTGGGGGCACTCCCGCAGCGATGAATTCTTCGGTTAACTCTTTGACTCTTACTTCAAAAGGGTCAACTTCTATCTGTTCCTGACGCGCAGGGATTGTATCCCCAAACAAATCAGGCTGGGCACCAGACGCAGGGCCAAATAATTCACCTTGTCCCGGTGCAACACCAGCAGGGGTAGTGGTGAGTTCGGGAGTAGTTACTTCTGGTGCAGCAGGGCCTTGTATACCTGCAATAGTTTCTTGAGCTTGCTGTAACTCTGTGGGGAACATCTCCCCTTGCCCTGTGTATTGTGGGGTAATACCAGCAGCTTCTTCCTCCGCTGCACGTCTAGATTCAATACCTTCTAACTTTGACCGTGCACGACCACGCGCACCAATACCACTTACACCGCCGAAAGCGCCACCGAGTACCGCACCACCAATCAGGCTTTCTAAATATTCATCCCGTGCTTCTGCATCGGTTGTGCTGATGCCTGCTTGTAAGCGTTCAAGGAATTGTTGACCAACTTCAGTCAGACCCTCGACACCGGCAATCTTACCGCCACTCATACCTACGTTCGTTAGCAGGTTGCGTTGAGCGATAGCTTTAAGTTGGTCTTCTGATAACTCTTTACCAGCAGATTTAAAGATGCGGTTAATACCGGGCAGCATTCTAAAAGACACCACGTCCAGTGCCGCTTGAGGGATAGCCGCAGCACCCGCAGACAGTAGATCGGTATCAGCTAAGCCAAGACCCTTTTCTTGCATCTGCCTAGACAGGTTTGAACCCGTGAACTGAGCAAGTGACGCCAAGCCAGCAGCGGTGAGTGAAATAGGGGCAGACGCACCAGCAAGCGTAGCCACGCCACCAGCGACAATAGGAGCAGCCATGTAGCCAACCGAGCTACCCAACGTCTCTTTAAATTTAGTCCATGGGGATTCTAGCCAACCATCTTCCGTGCCTTGGAAAATCTCCCCAGCACGTTTTTCTTTTTCGGTTTTAAACTTCTCAGCTGTATCAATATCAACAGCACCGGCACGTCCAGCAACACCAGCAATGTCACCCTGCACACGCTCAAGACTGGCACGAGCGGCGGCTTTAAAACCACCTTCTGGTATTGGCTTACTTAGCTCTTCTCTTGCTTTTACCGCGGCAGCGTCGGCTTCGGCTAGTTCTTTTGCGCTACGCTCGTCTCTTTCCTGCCTCTGCGTCTGTTTAGCGTATTGCTGCGCAGCGGAAATTAGATCTTGTTCAGATGCCCCTTCAGGGCCCTCAATGTCATAAATACGTTTATCAGGGCCTTCAATTGAATAGATCGGCATACCACACTCCTAGTTGTATTTATCGTACACCGACAATTCTAAACCCACCACTAGACGATGGGGCAGGAATATTCATCATTTCCCCTTTTCTAAGCACCACATCTTCTAATTGCTTATTAATGGGTGCAAGTTTGGCTATAAGGTCAGCGTTTACTTGTGCTTCGAGAGCCACTTTCTGACGGCGCAAAGCTTCTGACAACGGCTTACCAGTAGATTCCGCCATTCTTATCTGGTCGATTTGTGTGGCATAACGGTCATAAACCGTTTTTTCAGTAAGGCGACGTTCCGCCATTAAATCTCTTTGCCTACCATCTAGTAATTGCATTTGCTGATACATCTTGGTATTGCCTTCTTGTTCCATACGAACTTTAAACTCGTTTTCCCGTGCAGCCACGTTCTCTGCATGGCGCTGCATTAGTGCATCACGGTCAAGATCGTAACGACGTTCTTGCATCTCCATATTTGCAGTTCTGGACTTAGCGGCTTCAGCTGTAGCCGCACCACTTGCCGCTGCACTGATACTTGCCGCTTGAATCTTGCCCTGATAATCCAGCATAGAGTTATGGAACTTGCCGTACATATCGGCAGCGACTTTCTTGTTGCCTTGCTTGAGTGACAACTGGTACTGATCGAATGCGCTTTGTGCATCATCAGCGGCTTCAATAGCTTTATTAGCTGCAGCAGAAGACTCGAAGTACTTTTTACCACCACCTTCGGCAAGGCGACGTACACCGTCAGACAAGTTCAGACCACCCATCATCGCCAAACCACCAGCAATTAATGACTCACTAAACACGTTCTTTTCTTGCTTCTCGGCACGACCCATCTTGCGTTCAGAACGTTTACGCATGTCTTCAAGAACAGCTTTCTGCTCAGGATCAAGCTTAGCTGCGTCTTCAACGCTTGCCTTGTACGCACCCCAACCCATCGGATCACCGGGATTAGCAATCGGGATCGCACCAGTAGCCATTGCCGTAGGAGCTTTAGAAGAAGAAACGATACCAGTAGACGCAGCAGGAGCTTGACCCGCAGGAGCTTGACCAGCAGGAGCGGCGGCGACAGGAGCTTGCCCGGCAGGAGCACGGCTAGGAACAATACCACCGGGAACGGTGCCGGGAGGTGCGCTAGAAGGAGTAGTGCCAGTAACGGGGGACGCACCTTCTTCTGGAAATTCTGTTGGGGGTGGTGGGAGTGGTACTGCGGAAGAGTCCCCGAGTGGATCTGTGCTGTCTGCCATAGAACCTTGCGCACGGGCTTGAGCGTTAGCTTGGCGACGTTCGGCTTCTTGGGCGTTTGATGCTTCTAAAGCAGCCATTTGTGCAGGGGTACCAAAAGGGTCTTCTGAACGTGGGATAGCTCCGGTATCTCGGTATGCTCTAATGTCTTCTATTGGAGCATTTTGTAACTCAGCTAAAGTAGCTCTATTAGCAGCGCGCTGCGCCCCGGGTTGTGTCACATACCCAAATAACGAACCAGACCTATTAAGTTGGGCTAGTGCGTCGCGTCTTTCTTTATCTTCAGGAGTATTACCTAGTGCTTTGTTTGCTTTCCCCAAGTCTTCTATGATTTCTGGCGTTGTACCACCAGCCAAAGCAACAATACCGCCACCTGCCATCATTGGGGGTTGCATCTGTCCTTGCTCTTCGCTAGGTGCGATGCCTTGAGCTACTGTACCTGTTGGCATCTGGCCCTGCGGTTCACGGGCTTCTTGACGGCGCTGAATCTCGCCTTTAACTTCTGCGAGCGCCACGGCATCCTTAACGGTGCGGGCGTAAGCCATTAACTGCTCATCAGAGAGTTTTGCTAAGCGGTTAGACAAGGCTTGTGGGCCAATGGACGAGGGCACTGATGGGTCAACAGTAGTTATACCGCCTTCGGCGTAGCCTTTCATTAAGCCGCCTTCTTTGGCTCGCTGCGTTGCACCATAAGCTGCGATACCTGCACCCAAAAGCTGAGGAGCCATAGCGCCCGTGTTCTGGTACATAGTTGTAGCACTTTGCGACAGAGGCAAACCACGGAACATATCCGATTGAAACGCCAGCTGCTTGTATGGGTAGTTAAGCTGATCCTGATACTGCTGGAATGCAACGTCCAAACCACGTTGTTGCTGAGCTTGTTGCAGTGCACCAGCTTGCATTTGAGCTTGGTTGATACCCATCTGCTGACCAAACTGGGTTTGACCGAGAGCGCCCAACGTAGAGGCTGCGGAACCCGCTGCATTTAGACCCTGAAGCCCGAGGTTTGCGCCAAACTGTTGTGCCTGTTGTGCCTGTTGAAACGCATTCTGTGAACCCTGAGCTTGGATCTGCCCGAGTTGTGTGGCTAAATTACGATCTCCCTCTGCTTGAACAATAGCTGAACGCGACCCACCGAAAGCGCCAGATCTAGCGGCTTGTGCTTGTGTACCTTGACGGGTAATGTCTGCCTGACGGCGGGCTTCTTGAGACTGCACATCTACCACATTCTGCATGTAGGGCGACATGTACTGACTCATTGCATCCGCTGAGGTGGCTTGCTGACGGTAAGCGTTACCTGCGTTAAAGCCCTGCTGTCCAACGTTATAAGCTAAGTTGGTTGCATCACCCAGCTGTGAAGCCACTTGCTGCCCACCGATAGACCCCATAGCTTGTTGCTGTAAAGCGCTTAGGTCTGCAACTTGCTGCCCTTGGTACGGCTGATAAGGGTTCTGATTGATGTCTGTCAGCGCAGCGGTTTTACCTAGCGCGGTTTCAACATATGGACGCGCATAATCGGGGATGGACGTTTGGGTAACGTTTTGTTGAGTTGGTGCAGAAGACCCCCCACCCCCCATGTATAACGTGAGGTAATTAAATAGGCTTTTGATGGTGGAGATTAAATTCATATTGTTACCTCAAGTATCTTATATTTCTCGGTAAACCCTAGACGTTGCCACAACCGCTCTGTGCTGCCATTAGCTGCGCATTCAATTGATGTAGCACCAAAACCTTTTAATACTAATTTTAAATTCGCAGCAGAGTCTAAGTTTGACATCAGCCGTCCGCCAGCACACGTAACAAACGCTACCCGATGGGATGGGCGGTTAAACAGGTCTACTGTTGCCGCACCACGTATTATACTTTCATCGTCAACTGCAACCAATAGTAGCCACTGCCCAGTAGTTACATAAACTTTAACTTGTTCCAGCGTGTAGTCTGGCACTCCCTGCTGTTTTTCAACTGCTGCCTTCAGGTACTCGGAAATCTCAGGCCATACTTGATTTACGTAATTAAACGCTACGTGTTGTATCTTCATGCTGGCAGGTGTTTGTATGCTTTAGAGTCCACCGCAACTTTATCTTTACCGATAGATTTTTTACGCCCATCTTGTATACGCTCCATCATGGCGTAGAAACGCTTAGCGCCTGCTTCTGACGAGCCGTTACCTACCTCAGAAACAATACGGGCAGGAATTACGAACTCGCCATCAGCTAATCGAGCAGGTTGTTTAGCACCGATTATTCCGGGGATACTATCACTCACACCATCTCCGGGGCCTTTTAGCATGCGCCCACCATCAGAATAGCCACCCAGCGAAGAAATACCCCCACCCATAGCGTAGTTCTGATTCGGACTAGCATTTAATTGGTTCAAAGCAACCGAGGCGTTGTAATCCCCAGCTTTAGCAAGCGCCAGTACTTGCTGCATACCTTGTGTGCTGCTTTGGGCTTGGGACATATACTTCTGTACCGCAGCCATCTTGGAATTAGTAATACCACCTTCTGCTAGATTTCCGCCATCACTACCATCACTACCATCATCACCGCCATCAGCACCTTCACTGCCATCATCGCCCGCCGGGTCTCCTTGATCTCCCATACTATTAGAGTTTCCACTAACATCACCACCACCACCGTCGTACATATAGTTGGCTTGGTTATTACCAATAGCAGATAAGCCCGCAGTGGCGTCGGGGGTTGGAGTTACATAGCGTTGAGTGACAGGGTCGTACACCATGTTGTTTGGCATTGGAGCCGCAGTGGGTACGGCGTTCACGTATTGTTTTGTTACAGGGTCGTACGTCATTACAGGTGCAAAACTTTCTCCACTCGATTGCGGGCCTAGTGCAGCAATACCAAGAGGGTCAACCGTACCACCTTCTGCATAAGCATGTACTGCGCCACCAGCAGCGTTCTTTTGTGTTTTATGTTTAGCGTATTTCATAGCTTGCGTCGCGTAGGAATCCCGCGAGTCACGTTTAAACTTGTCTTGGGGAATTTCTGAGTCCTCTCGGTACCCATAAATGCTTTGTACCCCCGGCATTGTGTTTGCGTAGTATTCACCTTGCGATTTTCTATCGGGTAACAATGCACGGCCCGCCGAAGAATTTACAAAATCTCCACCTTCAGTACTTGCCAGCAACGCTCCTGTATTTAAATTTGCATACACTTCTCTTGGACTATCAAAACGGTTAAGCGCTTTACCAAATGCTTCATCCCGTTGGTCGCTATCTAACTTACGAACATAAGGGTAAATTTCTGTACCAATTTTGTTACCCTTAGCTTCGTTATGCAATTGTAGGGTGTGGGTTAATTCATGCGCAACAGTATCAGCCGAGTCGGTCAAGCTGCGAATAACCGCGGTGTTCGGCTCTAGAAGGTTAACAAACCCACTCAAGTTAGTGTTTTTCAACGCAAAGTTAAGTTGAGCATCATAAAATGGGCTAAGTGAACTCAGGTACCGTTCAGGATCTTTGGTTTTGTTCGCAGCAAACAACAGTTTTGCAGCTTGTATTTCTTTATCGGAATAGTCTTTAGGATTAAATTTTTCTCCACTGGCTAAACGTTCGTATTTTTCGCGTTTATCACCACCAAGAACTTCTAATAATTCTCGAACTGTAGGTGCGTCGTTGTCATCACGCTGGCCCAGAGCACCGGGACTAGCTTGTTCTTCAGCAAACGATCTAGACCCACCCTTAGCTAAAGCAACAATACCGCCTCCGGCGAACGACCGATCCCCATACTCAGAAGCTACGATTGGAGTCTGTGGTGTATACGATTGTGTAAAGTACGGAGTGCCCGCACCAGTGTAATTCGGGTTGCGTATCTGTGAGTATGTCTGAGGACGGATATAGCTGTCGGACTTCTCTTCTTCCTTCTTCCCGCCACCAAGCAAGTTACCTCCACCCAGTAACAACGGAGCTGCTGCCGCACCAATTGGGAACATGTTCTTTTTTAAGAACTCGCCGGGGGCTTTAGCTATTTCGCTCATTCCCGCAGTAGCCGGATTGTTTAATGCACTTTGTGTTGCTTGTGAGAACGGCATGTTTGCAGTGCCAATACCAGAAGGGCCTCCTACAAAGTCAGCCGCAGACGCAGTAATTTGAGCGGGGGTCATACCAGCAGCCTGCATAGAAGCCATTTCAGCGGGGGTATACAACGACCCAACGGCGGTAGCAGCTTCACCTGCAGCGGCGGTACTTCCAGCAGCAGTACCAGCACTCATTAAGCCCCCAGCAAGGCTTGCGCCACCGAACGCGCCGAGACCTGCCATCAGACCCTTGTTTAAATCCTTAGTAAGCAGTCCTGTACCCGCGCCGACAATACCCGCAGCCATGAGTGGGCCGACACCGGGGATTAAACTGAGCCCAGCACCTGCAATCATAGGGAGTATGGCATCAAGGAATCCAGCTTCAGCCAACCCAGTTTGTGGATTAATTGTTAAGCTGCCACCATGCTGGCGAGCAATGCCTTGAAGTGCACCAACCTCACGGGGTGACATGTGTACCAGTGTTGTATCAGGCCCACGGCCTTGCGCAGCTAAATGGCTGGCAACTTTATTTAAACTCATAGTGTCACCCAGTGGGTCAATTTAGTTAATATTATCATGCGGGTAGCCTAGATACAAAGTTTATGCTACCAACTGCGGAAGGATTTGAAGGTCTAACATATGGCACTGTTTGAGCGGCTAGGGCGGGCATGTATACACCTAGTGTGCCACCAGAAGTAGCGGCTTGTTCGGTCGCCCACCACAAGCGGATTTCATCGTCTTTAGCAATCTCAAACTCAACAGAAGAGTACGCAACAACATAGCCAAAAACACCTGCGCTCTTACGCGCTGGAACTGTAAAGCGGCTTGAAGATCCGGGTACTACCGTGCCGTTAGTTTGCAACCAAACAAATACATCATGTTGTGCGTTGTCTGTATTAGCGAGCTGTAAGCTGTAGTCTATTTTATACACACCTTCATTTGCGGCGGTAGCGTACCCTGTTATGTCTAGCGTAAACCCACTGATGGATTCCACAGTATTAAAGCCTACCAAAGTGGGAATGTTGTTGCCCGAGGCGTATTGAGTGACTGAATCTGATGCAGCTATGTGAGGGGCTTGGATGTACTTAAGACCATCCGTACCAAGAATAGCTTGCCAGTCGTTGTCATTTTGAGTGAAGTACAGACGCAGCGCGTTGCTAAACAAGTCTTGCTGGCGAGAATCATAAACAACCGGCGCAATAGGTAGGTTCGGGGCTTTGGTTGTGCGTAGGGTTGTCATTTACGTTGTCCAATGCAGTAGTTCAAGTTCTTTGCGGGCAGCGGCGGCTTCTTCCACAGTGCTACATAGTTTTGAATAGTATGCCTTCTTACCAACAGTAACTTTTGCTAGAAATTTTTTCCCAACAACAGAAACCCCCGTGAAACCTGTCGTGCTATTAACACGCAATCTTGTGTTCCTATTTTGTGTTTTTACTCCAGCCCACCTACAATTTTCTGGCGTATAGTTTCCGTAAGTGTCAATTCTATCGAGCGTCTCGTCGCCTTGCGGCTCGCCCATATCTTTTGCAAAAATAGTGTAGTCAAGCCATTGTTGGCACACGGACACACCCCTACCACCATATTTTGGGTAGTCTTTGTCTTCTGGGTTGTTACATCTTCTAATCATTGCTCGCCATGTATTGTAAGAACCTTTATTCCAACCGCCATGCTTGGTAATTTTTTCTTTCAGTAAGCAGCCACATGACGTTGTATTTTTTGTAACCAGACTACAGGTATCAACAACCGTCTCTGTTCCGCAATCGCACATACAACGCCATAGTACCTTCTTGCTTTTACTCGTTCCAGCTCTTTCTATTACGGTCAGTCTTTCAAACCTCTTCCCTGCTCTATCTATAAATCTTGGCATAATAAACTCCTTTTAAGAAGCCTTATTATATCAACATTTAAACGGATGGGAAGTCACCTCCTGCCATCAGGGCGCACATCAATACGCACATTACCTAGCTGCCACGACACACCCAGCCCAGTAGACTCTACTCGCAGCGCCATCTGGCGACCACGCAGCCTTGTGTAAACCTGCCCATCAAACTCTTGGACTGTGTAAACGCGCTGTACAGTATAGTTATTGTCGCTAGTTACAGTTGGATTGTCCGCTGTACCGTAAGGTGCGCCTGAGTTCCTGCGAGGTTTAACTTGCATCGTGACAGACGGTGCTAGCACGGTAGAGCCGTTAAAGTTAATATCCGGCAAGATACGCCACACAAATCCAAATGTTTGCCCATCCCCAATATCAAAGTCAGCCGACTGTACGTACGCATTAATAGGTACTGGAGTCAACCCAGACACGTCATCGTTATCTACTTCATGATACAGGGTGCGGTTATTGTAATCTGCCGCAATAGGATACTCCCTAAGTGGAGAATCTAGCCAAGCTGTGCGAGCCAATGTGCCGTAGTACCAGACCTGATCTAAGTAGTTATACACAACGTACTTGTTAACTGTGTTTGAGTTCTGACCGCAGTAGAACCACCACACCTCGTTGTAGCCCTCGTTTGAACCAGCAAACACTTGGTACGCTTGATCCTTGTTTAAATCCTCAAAGACATACTGCCGTACAGCACATGGCAACGTATCAACACGTCCGTTGTAGCTGTAAAACTTATCTCTACCCATCCAGTACACAACGTTGTTAGCAGTCGTAACAGAGTTGGGAGACATAATAGAAATGTCGTCGGACAGAGATGTAAACCCCCAGACATAAGGTGGCCCTAGATACTGCATGGAGTACAGCGCTGCGTCAGTCCAGACTAGAATTTCTTGGCGGGCGTTAATAGAAGTAACGGTATAAGACCCATGTGACAGCCTAAATTCACCAGACTGATTGGTAATCGCAGGTACCCACTGAAAAGGATCTTCTTGGTCAGACCAACGTACAAGCATCGGGTCAAAGTCTGTATTCGGATCTGTCGGGTCGTATGGATTAGCGCCGATTGCAATTACAAATCTTTGAATAGGCGAAGACAATATTTGGTTTGTAGCAGTCGGTACAAACTGTCCGGCAAGCCCAGCTGCGGTAGACAATACACTTAAATACTGCCCGCGCGTAGCCGTGCCAAGTGTTGCGTCCCAGTAAAAGATTGCGCCACCACGTTGAGCAAAGACAAGATCCTCGCCAAAGTTATCCGCAGTCCATAAAAGAAGTTGCAACCCTACACCGACTGTCGTAGAAGCACCGCTACCCCAACCACGAGACCCATTTTGGTAGTAAGCAGTTACTGTTCCGCCGCCAGAAGCAGGAGAAGACGCGGTAATTGGTGTGCCATAACCGTCATTACCCATTGCGATAGAGTATGAGTTGGCATTGATATACGTAATCGAGAACCCGCGATTTAAAAGCGCACTTGACAAGCCACCAACAGCAGCAGCGCCAGAAAAACGAACAGCTTGACCATTAGTTAATCCATGAGAATTATGTGTTACCACAACCGTACCGCTGCCAGAAGATGTAGTGAATGGATTTGTTAGCGTATAAACCAATGGAGTAGGCCAAATACCAGCACCCCAACCTACACCAACAACGTAGACATCCAGCCCCGTGGTTACTTGGTATGCAGCAATAGCAACTGTGCCACCGCCCGAAGCCGCGCTGGTAGAAAACCCGCCAGAAATATTAACCGTGTATTTTGATAAATCAACAACACGAAAAACTTGTTTCTCAGTATTGATCTGCGCGGCAGTAAACCCACCAAAACCGGTTGCGCCGCTAAAAGTTACAAAATCGTCTTGCACGACACCATTACCAAGATCCGTAACAGTGACTGTAGCGCAGCCAACTGGGGCGCTAATTAAATGAGAAGCGGCGGTTGTCCCGTTATACCCACGTTCAACGCCAGTTAATACATTGCCTGATACACCGGTATACAGGATCTCTTCTGAATCAATTTTTATTAAACCGCCAGAGTTTGGAAAAGAAGCGGCGGCGGTTAAAGTTAAGCTTGTTACTGTGCTGTTTACAGCTGCCGCCAGCGTACTATACGCACTAGCAAAAGGATTTCCAGTACTGGGTGGCACAGGGCCAAGCATTGGATTTACAGTCTTGCGGATTGGGGTGATGTCGTTATAATTACCACCCTCTTCAATGTAATACTTTAGGTTCGTGCCAAGACCAAGCAGGTTGCGCCCAGCCAAGGTCGCCCAGTTCCACAATGCTCGTGTAACACCTAAGTACTGGTTACTAGACAGACGCACCCACCCACCGATCTTTTCAGGCTGACCAGAACGAAAACGAATCTTATCGCCGTCGTACCATCTGCCTTCAGCAGAATAGGCAGTACCTTCCCTGTAAAGCCCCGGTGTGAGAGTGATCTTCTGTAATGGCATGGTTTATCCCAGCATCGTAGTAGCTTTGATTTTAACAGCCGCAACCCTGTTTAACCATCCCGTACCGTATACCTTAAAATCGTCAAGGCCGCGATAAAAGTCTTCCTTAGCCTGACTAAACTTTTCAATTAGCTCAACAGGGTCAGC